TCGTGGTAATGATGATATAGACTTACCAGAATGCTCCAGTATAGTAGATAACGCCTCTCCATAAGAAAATGGCTTGTTGCAAAGCTCGTTATATAATAATCTAGATGTGTTCATATGGGTTGTTTATATAATGTTTCTTGTTCTTCCTTGCAGGATCAAACTTGTTGTCTGGCTTGGGTTTCTTTTTCTTTCTTAGATCTTCTAGATCTTGGTAATTCTTTTTTAAGGTTTGCTGATTCTTCATTGTAGTAAATTTGGAAATGCCTCTTTAACTAGATTATGGGTTAGGTGTTTAATTTGCAAATTTTTCTTCATCATATTTACAAAAACTTGCGCTTCTCTAGGTTCAAATGCTTCTAGCAATTCAACTAAGATTTGGTTACGTTTCGTTTCCGAAATAACATCGGCGGTTTCGTTTCCTTTCAAGAAAAGATATGCTCGACGGATTTCAGATTCGATACCAGCATATCGAATACCAGGATGGGTATCTGGCTGGATATAATTTTTCGGGAATTCTTTAATATAGAATTGATATTGTGGGTCAAAAGTATACTTTAGTACTTGCAGAAAATGTGGAATAGCATTGTCTTGTAATACTTTAATTCGTTGTTCTTTATTTGTAGCTTGTTCGAATTCATCTAAAATTTCATATATATTTTTAATCATTTCATTCTCTTTAAAAATCTTCAATACATTCTAATAGGGAGATTAATTTATTATCTACCAGATATTTATACAACTTGCCTTTTGTAGAAGGTTTAACTGATTCGTATTCATCTACAATGTTCGCACGAATTTGTTCTGGGATATTATCAAAATTAATCAGCAGATCATTACGTCTATAATTCCTATATATTTCTTCCGTTTCGCAAAAATCTTTAGGTTCTTTTTCTAGCCAGTCTTCCATCTTCTTTTTGGAGATAGGAGATTGACGTTTACCAATAATAAAAGTATCATCTGCGGAAAGCATGGATGGAATTCCATCGCCTTTATCACCACGAATGACCTTTTCCTTCAAATCTCTAACTGGATGCTTAGAGGTTACATAAATGCCTAGCATTGGATTATATTGCTTGACATTATTATATCTATGTAGTTGCTTGAAATCTGCATCAGAAGAAAGAATAAGAACTTTTTCCGAAAGACTCAACCGAGGGGTCAAGGTTCCTATAATATCATCAGCCTCTGCTAAATCGACTTCGATTACTTTATAAGGGAAGTTTTCTTTAAAATCTGCCTTTAGTTTATTTAGAACCTTAAAAATCATATTCCAATCTAAGGGAGATTTCTCCCTAGCATCTTTACGATGTGCTTTATAATGAGGATACATTTGTTTCCTCCAATATTGCTTCGAATCACAACACAGTATGATTTCTCCATATTCTTTAAATTTCTTAATATGAGAACGGAGAGTGTTTAGTACAACATGACGGATCAGGTCTTCTTCAAGTCTTTGCTTAGAATTAACTTGAGAAAGTAGCCCTGATATCATAACCTGATTCAGATCAACTAAAATAGCCATAATTTAATTTATCAATAGTTTCGTGTTAGGGTAAGTAATTTGTACTGAATGTCCTAGTTTATTCTCTTGTATAAACTTTGCCAAGGGATAATCATTTCCATCCAATATTTGATTTCCATAGAAGATTATATATGCTTTTGGATCAAAAGTCAAGAGATCTTTGGCTACTAAAGATTTATTAATTCCTTTTTTAGATATATCAATAGAAATCTCACCTCCAATAAGAAATTCCAAATCGGGAAATTTTTCTTGTAAGTTATTAACTATATATTTCCTTTCTTCTGTTAGACTATCATATAAACTATAATCTTTTCTCTGGTCATCTGTTGCATTCCTTCCAACTATAGAGAAGTTTATCATTCCGGGTCTTGGGTTTATATGGTTTCCGGTTTTGGGAAAGAACATGGAATTTTCTACTATATCTTCCAGAGATTCGATCAATTCTTCATTGTTCAAGGAATAATCTACATCATGACATAATCCAACAACTCCAGAACAAGTATAAAGTTTAACCTTCTCCAAAATTTCCGAAGGTATTTGTTCTTCTATCATGCTAGAATCTGAACCAGATACCAATACTACATTATTGAAATTACAATACTCCGAAAAAATAGGCACAAATTCCGGGTCCATAGGTTTTCTTGGTTCTGTTATTGTACCATCAACATCAAAAACATGATATGTGGTCATCGAACTACCTTCAACAAAATAGTATCAGAGTTAATTCTGCCATTCAAAGGAGCCTCTTTACACTTGATATTAGCCATGAACTTCTTCAATTCCGGTTTCTTAGCCTTCTTAAAATCTGTAAGAATCTCCAATGGTTTTCTTAGAGTCTTCTGAATAGAAAAAGTTTCATCATAACCTAAGAGGGTGGTTCCTTTGATACCAAAACCAGAATCATCTATGGCTTTGTAGTGTCCTAGTTTCTTATATTTTGTATTAAATACCCATAGCTCCATTGCCCCAATTATTTCTGTTGGAGCGATTGATGCCAATTTATATTCATTATCTTCTTTTTTGTATTGTACCTTGGCTACTTTCTTGTCCAATGTTATTACTTTCTTTTTCTTAACTTTTCGAACGGTCTTAACATTAGAACCAAAGTTCTCACAATCTTTGATAATGGATGTGATAAATGACAAATATGAGTTTAATTCTTTCTTACTCCAATGGGAATAAGATTCAATTAATTGCTCGTCTTGTTTGTTAATAGTAAGAGTCAATTCTTCAATCAACGGATTGTAATGATCTTGAATGTGCTTTAAATATATAGGTTTAATAGAATTCGCCACCAACCAATCATAACATTTAAAATCAGATGTTTTATTCTTGATGAAGTTATCTACATGTTCTTCAATATCATTAATATATTGAGTTGTCTGATCAAACACTCTATCTTGAATAGTTCTATCTAATTTGGAAGGGACGACTTGCGAATCTACTACATCTTCTAATTTAAAGTCTAGTATTTCTTTAATTCTATAATTAACCCAATCAGATTTATCTAATTCTGCTCCCCTCTGCATTATCCTACATACAAATCCTAAATTCTTAAATAAAGAATCAGATGCAGAAGAAATCCCGTCAATAATTTCTTTCGAGTATTTGTTAGACTTAACATAATCCAATGTATACTTCTTGGATTCTTTCTCGGATAGCTGATTTGAATACCAAGAAAGTGCTCTTGTTAGTGGAAGTTCTGTTTTTTTATCTCCCCAAGTAGGCTCATCGCCTACAAACAATGATTCAATATTTATATTAACTTTAGGTTTTTTGGTTTGCATAAAGTGGACTCATAACTGTAGATTTCAATAGACCGCTAAACATTTCTTTCATAAATTTATTGGATGCTTTAGTCTTTCTGGTAACTACACCATAAAATCCACATTCAATAATAGATGAAACATATACATAAGGATCTGTTAATGTTGCAACAAAGTTGTCTGGATGAGTAATCATCCCATCATCATCACATTTATAGATCATAATATGATATAAATGTCCAAGATTACTCGTTTCATATTTGGATTTCTTGCTGTATTTGAATCCTTTAATATCCAACTTTGTAAGATCTCCATTTGCTGGTAAAAATGTGACACCATCGGCATCATCAGCAAATATTTGTTTAATTGCTTCTTTAATTGTATTATGCATATATTACTTTGTTAATTGAAATAAGTCAAGTCTTTTTGACTAGATGCGATCTTCTTACTCTCACAGAGATCCACGAATTATAAAATTTATCTGTTTCAAGGAGAACGTCATATTCAAATTGATATTTCGCTTCATAATATGAACATTCTCCTTTAGATTTACAGAATTTAAGAATTTTCCGCTCAAAATTATCTTCACCATATAAAGTAATATCTGCTTTTAATTCTTCTGAAGAACCATAATACGATTTCCAATCAGATTCTACGGTAAATTTTTTCTTTTTCCCTTTGACAACTTTGGTTTTTTTGAAATTGAGTAATTTCTTCCCAATATATTGCCTACCGTTTAACTTATTGGTTATTAGATATACAAACCCAATGTAAGAAGAATCTACTTCTTCCAGAAGATTCCCTTCATATATCCAAGACATTGGATACTATTCTGTCCAAGAATCTTCTTCAAATAAATCGTACTCGTCTTGAACGTCTTCTTCAATGGTTTCGATCTTTTCACCACAAAATGGACAAATGATATTTTCGTGTTCTAACACTAGATTTTCGTTGAATGTTAAAGTAAACTCTGATTCACATCCATCACAAATTGAACTTACAACTTTTGACATAAAATTCCCTATAATTGTTATAAATGATATATTTATAATCAATCATATCTTATAATATCATCCTCGCCTAGATATTCTCCGATCTGAACTTCAACGATTTGTAGCATTTTGTCGGTTTTATTGCTTAATTTATGTTTAGCTCCGATATCTACATAGATAGATTCGTTTCGTTCTACAGTTTCTTCATGCTTTACTTTATCTGTTTCCAAATAAACAGAAGCAGTTCCTTCAACTACTACCCAATGTTCAGAACGTTGAGCATGTGTTTGTAATGAAATCGACTTTCCGGGTTCAATCTCAATAATTTTTACTTTCTTATTAGAGTCTTGGTAAATTACTTTATAATTTCCCCAAGATCGATCAGTCATTTCAAAATGCCAATCTCTGTAACGATTTAGAATCCAAGAAGAGGAGTTACTTTTGTCACCGCCAACGCCCCAGACAAGATCAATTCCATTCTCTTCGCAATATTTTTGCTCTAGAGAAGGTGTTGTATTTGCATTTCTGTCTCCACCATTGGCAAAGATGAATTGAACTTCAATCGGTTCTTCGGAATATACTTCACCATCTGATAGCATTGTTCTATCAACAAAAGCATTTTTATACTTTTCTACTACGGCTTTAATGCCATTTACAGCAGAGCCAGCTTTGTCATCTTCGAACCCAATAACATCATCCACATAACGCATGGAATTAATGATGTTTCTCCTATCTTCAAAGTCTAGGAAATTAATTCCTTTCTTCTTTTTTAGCCATTCGTCAGAATTTAAGCAAACAACTAGAAAATCTGCTTGAAGTCTAGCAGCAATAAACATATCTACATGACCAGAGTGGACAGGATCAAAGCCTCCACTCAAAATAATTACTCTTTTTTTATTCATATTTAATTCCACTTTTTCATAAGTTAATTAGCCCAAACTTCACTCCAAGACCCGGACAAAGCACCTTTGGCATAGGCAGTAGCCCTATTTTCAAAGAAATTAGTATGCTGTGGTGCGGAAATCATTTCATCAACCCAAGGGATAGGATTTTTCTTTACTTTAAAAATACCTTTTAGTCCCATAGCAATCAATCTACGATCACATATGTATCTAATGTAATTCTTTAAGTCTTCCATTTCTAATCCTTCGCATTCACCAATGTCATAACATATATCAATGAATGCATCTTCTAGCTCAACCATCTTTTCGGCAATAGAATATAGTTCAGATTTTAAATCATCTTTCCAAATATCTCTATTCTCTTCGATAAATGTTCTGAAAGTTTTAATCATTGCCTCGCAATGCAATTGTTCATCAAGAATTGACCAAGAAATAATCTGGCCCATTCCCTTCATTTTGCCGCGACGAGGGAAATTTAGTAACATTACAAAGGAAGAAAATAATTGCATACCTTCTGTGAAAGCGGAGAAGATAGCAATTTGTTGAGCAATATTCTTGGTGGAATCTAATTCTGAAATTTGTTCAATATACTCATGCTTATCTTTCATTGCTTGGTACTTCAGAAATTCTGTATAAGTGGAATCTGGCATACCAAGAGTCTCAATAAGATGCGAATATGCCGCAATATGAACTGCTTCTCTAGCAGCAAAACCAAGAAGCATCATTCTTAATTCTGGTTGCTTTAGAATAGGAAGATAATTATTAACATATCCGCCAGCAACATCAATATCAGATTGAGTAAAAAATCTGAAAATGTTAGTTAGGAAATACTTTTCTTTTTCTGAAATATTATTTTGCCAATCCTTAATATCTTGAACCATTTCAACTTCAGAATGTAACCAGTGCATTTGTTCGTGTGCCAACCAATAATCATACGCCCAAGGATAGGTAAATGGTTTTAGAGCAGTTCTAGAATCTGTTAGTTTTAATTTTCTTTTTACCATGATTTATTTCCTTATATTCTTTAACTGTGACACGCCAAACAATCGGAACCATCAATAATGTCTTGCATATTAATTTCTTCGATTATATGACGTTCGATCTGTTTGGATACTTTATCTGATTTCTTTAAACTATCACTTCTGCAATAATAAAGAGTAGGAATTTTCGATTTCCACGCCATAAAATGAACAGCGTGTAGATATTTAATATTAACATCCGGTCTAAAGAATAAATTGATCGACTGGGTTTGATCAATAAACTTTTGCCTATCTGATGCCAAATCTACAACCCAACGTTGATCAATTTCCATAGCAGTTTTGAATACTTCTTTTTCTGCTTCGGTAAATATATCCATATGCTGGATAGAACCATCGTTAGAAATGATGTCTAACCAAATAGCATCATAATCTAACTTGGAATTACCTTTCATCTTTTCTTTAATTAGATCATCTAGGACATGATTCTTATTTAGATGAGAGCCAGACATAGTATCCTGACGATATGCATTTGCCCTAATAGGTTCTATAGAAGGCGAAATATTACCCATAATAATAGAAGTAGATGCAGTTGGCGCGATTGCCATTAAATGGGAAAATCTCTTAAATGTTTCATTTTCTCCTCTATACCCTTCTTCAAAATCTGGACAATTTCCCCTTTCAAAACCCAATTCATAATTCGCCCTTTCAAGGTTTTCTCTGATATTCTTAAATATCTGCATATTCTTTGATTTTGCCAAAGCACATTCAAAAGGAATATTATTCTGTTGTAGATATGTATGAAATCCTAAAGTACCAACGCCGATTGCTCGTTCTCTCATTGCTGAATATTTTGCCCTTGAAATTGCTTCTGGAGCGTTATCAATAAAAGTAGTTAGTACATTATCTAACATTTCTGCTATGTCTCTAAAGAAAATTTGATTATCTTTAAAAGCATCATAATATCTTAGATTAACTGAAGATAAACAACAAACCGCAGTTCTTTCATGATCAGTAGGAAGAAGAATTTCAGAACATATGTTTGATTGTTGAATCCTCAACCCTAGATTTTTTTGAAACTCTGGCATCTGCTCATTGGCAGTATCAATAAAGAGAATATAGGGTTCGCCAGTCTGCATTCTTAAATCCAAAATCTTTTGCCACAATTCTTTGGCAGAAACATTTTCTCTTACTCTATTGGTATCATGCTTATCATATAATTGCCAAGTATCATCAAAGTCCGGATCAATCATACATTGTTCGATAATATTCATGAATTTATCTGTCACAATAATCCCATGATGAAGATTTAAGCATTTAATATTTTGATCACCTGTTGGTTTACGCATTTCGAGGAACATTAAAACATCGGGATGATCAATTCTTAGATATGCCGCATACGAACCTCTGCGAGTCTTACCTTGACGATACGCTAGGCAAGACGCATCGTAGATTTTTAAATGGGGCATAACACCAACAGATTTATCATCTGCCGAACGAATATCTACACCAATACCAACTCCACCACCAAGCATCGAAAGAGTATTAACCTCAGAAAGAGTATCAACAAGACCAGAAGAACTGTCTTGCATGTAAGAAAGGAAACAAGATATTGGTAAGCCATTTTTAGACTTACCGTATGAAAGAATTGGAGTAGCAAAACTTAACCAGTGCTTGGAAGCATAATCATATAATCTCTGAGCATGTTCTAAATTGGAGCCAAAAGATTTTGCAACAAAAGCAAATCGCTCTTGTGGAGACGTTTCTGTATCTTTCATATAAGATTCTTGAAGTCTTTTGATGCCCAACGAGTCAAATAAATTATCTCGCTCTGGTGAAATTTTAATGCCTAGATATTCTTCCATTGTTCTTCCTTAATTATATGTTATTGGTTCTTCTCTTGCAAATTCTATCTTGTATCCATCCAAAGAAGCAAATACTTCTTCTAGACTATCAATATCTAAATTTCCTGATATGTAAATATCGGTATTTGAGAGTTGTTCAATGTCAACTTCTTGTTCTTGTAAATTCGTGGTAATTTTATTTAGTATCATTCAAAAATCCAAAGTATTCTAATAGATTTTGAACTGTAATAAAATCAATGTCTTCGGATTCTTCACTTTCTCTTATTAACAGTTCAACAAATTTAATTAAATTTTTTTCTTCAAAACAAATGGTATCAGCATCGCAACAATCCTGATAGAATCCATTTGCTTCAAATATAAGTTTTTTAATTTTTAAATCCATTCTTTACGTCCCATTCTTCTAGGACAATATTATAAGGATATTCGTCGCAGGGTATTCCTTTTTTATAGTTTTTATAGTCTTTTTCGGCAGATTCCGGACTATCAAATATAGAAATAATCCTAAACCGTCTAGGTTTTATATACCTACTTTCTTCTATCAGTACATAAACCTTAGAGGTCGCCATCTTGTCGGTTTTCTGAATAATGAACATCAAATTTCCCGGCAGGATAACGATTAATTAACTTATTAACATTACCAGAAAGAACTTCATTTGGATCAAGACCAAGTGAACGACACGCATTAATCCAGTACCACCCTATATCTCCAAGCTCCCTAGACATATGGTATTTGTTATCTTCATCTAAAGGTTTACCTTGGAAAACAATTTTCTTTACAATTTCTTGAAATTCTCCACCTTCTGATCCAAGACCCAAAGCGGCGGTGAGCAATAAAGAAATATTAGCATCTTTCTGCTGTTGTAGACTCTGTAGGCGATTAATTAGAAATTCGATATCATTGGATTCATTACTTGTTACTGAAGCAACAAATTCCATATAACGATTAAGATCAACGACATTTTTACTCATATTATATACCTCTTTTATTAAATTTATGTTCGATATCTGCTCTATGTTGTTTCCAACCTCTAAAATTCTTATTATATTCCTTATTTCTGGTTGGAGTTGCTTGATGTTCGGTTGGAGAAGCATGAATTGGAGTCGAACCAACTAAATCTTCATACAAGCCGAAATCTTTTTCTTTTGATGGTTTTTTTCCGTCATGTGTGAGAAAACTAACTCTTGCACATCTTGCCGCAGACATTTGAATACAATCCACCATTAGATTATTACAAATTTCCTCATCAGTTACATATGGTAGGTGCCAATCTCCATAATTTAACTTAGTTGGAATGGAATTTAGATATTCTGTATACATCAAAGCAGAAAGAGCATAAATTTCTGGTTGAGCATCTTCATGAACTCTCAATTCGAAAAAATTATCCCATTCGGTTGCAGTTACAATAGTTTTCGTCCACATCCAAGGTTCTATAATTCTATTGGCAATCTGCTTATGCAATCCTAACTTAGTCAATATATAAGCAAAGATACAGGCTGGATATCTGGAGAATCTCCATAACATCTGCACCAAAGATAAACTATTACCATCAAGTTCTTCCTTTGCTTGCATTCCGGGTCGATTCTTACCCCAGAATACAGGAATTACAGGATCGGTAATAACATCTTTAATTAGTTTTTTTACTGGAATTGCTCTTGACGAAGCGGAATTCCTTGAAAATACTCTATGAGTATTAAATTCTGCTAGAATAAATCTAGGATATTTTAATTCAAAAGTGGTGAGTCTAACTCCTTCTGGCGATAGACTATCTTTTATAACTTTCGCTTCAATCATCATTTACTCCAATTTTCTTTAAGTATTCTTTATCCAAGAAAGAATAATAATTAGTTTTTTTTAATTTATTTCTTGCGGCGTTTAATATATTATTTTTTTGAGCTATTATAATTATATATTTGCCATTTCCCGTGTTAACCCCATTCATATATTGAGGATTATTATAATCATCAACAAAATACCTATACTTGTCTGATATAGAATTATAAAAATTCACTAAAGATTCAGCAGATTCTGAAGTTAATTTTTTATTTTTATCTACCATCATAAACAAATTAACGCCTTCTTTTTCCTTTTTCAATATTTGGATCAAAAGTTCTTTATCGGACTTTATTATTTCAAAATTAATATTTTCAGACATGGCAAATGGGCAAATGGGAAGCCCATCTAGTTCTTTTTTTGGCGAGGATACATAGTTCTGCCAAGCTTTTAACTCTTCTAACATTTTTTCCAATTAATAAATTCCATTTTGGCACGAAGACCTTCAAACGTATTATTATCTATAATACGATGAATCTCTGGTTTAGTCAAGCCATTTATCACAGCTTCATTGATATCTTTGTATCCGAAAGAATCCGGGAATAAACAAACCTTAAATCCTCTATCAATTGCTTTTTGAATTTGCTTTACGATATTTGAATTTCTAGGTTCGTTGTCATAGACCAATACTAATTTATCTTTTCCCAAGAATTCGGCAATCATTAAATTAGAATCCGCAGTTGCAACAGAATTTTTTAAAAACAATGAATCAATCGGCCCTTCTACTACATATATAGTTTCTTTTTTATCAACCTTATCAAGACCAAATAGCTTTAATTCATCATCCAGTTTTACAGTTATATATCTGAGAGAATTTTTACCCAAAGCCCTTCCTTGAAAAGCAAATAAATCACCATTTTCTGTTCTAAACGGGATAATCAATCTATCGTCATTATCTAAAAGGTTCTTATTATAGTCAGGTTTTACTTCCGACACAAACTTTTTAAAATCCTGTGCAAAATAAAGGTCTTTATGACTTCCTTTGGGAAGTCTCCTTTCTATTGCATATTTTTTTGCGTAGTGACTATCTTGTAAAGAAGCAATAGATGGTATATTTAGCTCCGTTTTCTTTTTAAAGACTGGCTTTTTGAAGTTGAATGTGGGTTTTTTATAGTTTGCGTATTTACTCTTACCTTCTGCAAACCGTTCAAGTTGGTATTCCCTCGCAACCATAGGATCAAGAAACTCCAAGAACTTATAAAAAGTTGTCGAAACTTCACAATTAAAGCAACGATAGAACATGTCATTGCCTTTCTTGTAAATAAATCCTCTTTTCTTAGTTTTTTTCTTCTGAGAGTCGCCACAGAAAGGACATCTACAGTTATAAAGGTCCGAATTCTTCTGAGTAAATCCTTCAAGACGAACAGAAACTAATTTCAAATATTTTAGATCAAGATAGAACATTGTTTATCCTAAAAGCAGATTACAAAAATATATTATACGCCAAAACGTAAAAAAGTCAAGCTAAAATAGCTTGACTTCTTAGAAAATAATATAAAAAATCTGTTTGATGTTATTTTTCTTCGTCTAATTCCCTAAAAGCTCTTGTACACACCAATCTATCAATACAATAAGAGAATCTTGTATCATAAGTCATGGTTAATGTTTTGGATAAACCAAAAACTTTATTAATTTGAATTGGTATTTGACTATCTATTGTACAAGAACTGTTTATACTGCATAAAGTTAATTTGACTATTCCAAATAATCCATCTACTTTATCTATTGAAAGAACTTTAAAAGTTTCTTGTTTTTTGGGGTTTACAACTGTATTTTCTATTACTAAAAAACTTCCGTCAATATCAGAGTCATTAATATTTACTATTAAATCTCCTATCGAAGAAGTCCATCTTCCTTCTATATATTTAAGCAATTTTTCATTTGTTTCTGCTTGTAATATACTTAATTCTTCGTTTCGGTTCATATTATGAGGGAATATTTCTATTGGCGATAATAATTCTTGCCAAATTAATCCACCTACACAACCCAAAATAATTCCCAACGAAAAAATTTTTAGTTTTTGTCTTAGAGACAGACAAGAAGGTTCTTTAGTCATTAGTGATTGCCTTTGTTAGTATATTCTTCTATAACCTTTTTGGCTATTTCTTGTGCGTTTTCTACTTTCATCCCATTTGTTTTTGTGGGATTAATTACAGTAACATTCCAAATAACTCCAAGGAAAGCGGTTAGAACAAACGTTATCAATGCAAAAACTATTTTCCGTATTAAACGCATCTCTGGCATTTCTTGTCGCAAAGAATCAACCATCTCTTCTAAATCTTTAATTCTACTCTCAAAATCATCAATGTTTTTTTGACTTCTAATTTCGTCTTTTAATTTTTCTAGCTTATTTAAAACTTCACCATAAGAAGAATCTATTTTGTTTATGGTTTTTTGATTTTCTAATAGATCTCTTTCTATTATAAAAATTTTTGACCAGAAATCTTGATTATTGGGAGTTGACATCGTTTCCTTTATTTCTGTTTTATTATTCAATAAAGGGGATTATCCCCAAGACAATTATATAATTATTTATGCTATTTTAAAATTACAAGATATTTATTAAACCTAACTTTGCGGTCAGCTAATCCGTTTGTTCCGCCATTTATTGATTTCGTCATTCCTGTTATATCTTTTTTATCGCAATATTTATTTATGTTTCTTGAACTCCAATACCAACAAGCTGTCATAATACAAATTTTTTTATCTTTTAGTATCAAATCTGGGTCTTCGATCAAAGCCAAATTATTGAATAGAAATTTAGAGCAAGTAGTATAATTAGACTTACCAGTTAATTGAATTGGACCTCTTCCTCTAAATTTATATCCGTCACCGGAGGCAATATTCCCATTACCCATTCTATTTCCATAAACATAGTTTGATATTTTAGACGGCTTCTTTGCATAAGAAGAAGCGGAGGCAACGGATTTGAAATACTTTGGAAAAGTTTTTCTAAGACCCGCAGCAGAATAGTATAGGTTTTCTTCTAGTAAAGTGTAGTCTAAACTTTCGTGGCATGTTTGTGCTAAAAATCCAGCAACTCTTTCCGGAGTATTTATACCGTATTTTGGTAACACTTCATACATAGCATCAAACCATTGCCTCTCTTGAGGATTTACTAGAATTTTACTAAATTTCTCAAAAGTAAAGTTAAATGTATATAGGTTTTCGCTTAAATTTTTAACGTCTTTTTCAGTAACTACAATCTTATCGACAGGTTTAACGTCTAATGGTTTGTTTATCAAAAGAAGATTTTTTTCTTCCAATGCATTTTGTATAATTACTTCGGTATTTGAAGTAGGGTTTCTAAATAACGATAAAAATTTAGTAAGTATGCTCATAAAATCCTCTAGTATATTTCTCTCCATTGCAAATCTACCCAAACTTTAACAGTTCCTCCAATTGCTTGACAACAAACTACATATATTTCTGAATCGGTAGAATCTTGGTTTTGGGCTATGAAATTTTTCTTCGCGTTGCTTGGTTGATTCACTGGAGCAGTTCCGAACCCTTTTGAACTTCCTCCCGGAGAAGCAGACCCAACTATACCACCATCTAATACATCACCGCCTGAAATGGCAGTTCCAGTTAAATTATACTCCACAGCAGAATCCATTGCAGCAGAAACCCAAGTTGAATTTGCTAAAGTTATATTCGACGTGTTTGCTAGTTTAATAATTTTCCAATACGCTGGAAAATCTTCTGCATAAACGTTTACATTTCCGCTTCTGGCAATAACTCTATTTAGATATCCTCGGAAGGTATTTTTTAATCTGATGGCAAGTATTGGGTACAATCCATTTGCAACAGTCACAGATTGCGAGGTCGTTCCTGAATTTACTGCAAAATCAATACCTGATTCAACATAACCACCTTCTGAGGCTACAGAAGAACAAATCTGATCAAAATATCCTCCAGATGTTGGCCCAGTATTTCTAAGTTCACACCTAATTGGTAAATTAGGATTACTCATATAAACAGTCGGCAAATAATTATCATTATAAAATTCATGAGCTATCACAATATTTCCGTTATGAACAAAGCCGCATCTAACTCTACCAACGCCCAACCATTGAAAGTCTATAAAAAAGATTTGAGTTTTTGTTATATCCAAATTCCAACTTCCACCTTTTCCATAATTATTACCTTCTGTGGAAGTTCCAATTATTGACGTATTACAAGTATCCATATTCCATTGGGATTGCACGACTCTACGAGAATCTGAAGGGGAACCGCTAGTATCAGTTCTGATAACAAAACTTAATACTCCGTTTCCATCTTGTTCAAAATATATCCCATTTAAATCGTCAAAATATCCAGTTCGTTTCACAACATTGGTAACATTTGAATAAAAATTAACCGTCGTCTTTATAAATTGACTTTTTCCTGGCATATAATTATGATACATTTTTGTTTGATGTATAGCATAACTTGATGCATTATTTGATGTAGACAGCCTTGCCGCAGATTGGTTTGTAATATGCGTTATTAATCCGCCGTTAGACATCGTATCTCTGAAGTTTGGATCTATACCATAGGTATGTTTATAATCGCCTAGTGTAAATTCTTCGGAAACTCTTAATCTACCAAAAGCGTCGGATTGAGAGTTAGAAAAAAAACTTGTATTATACGAACCAGTTACAAAAATAGGGTTTTCAGTTGAATTTACTAGAGTGTTTTTTGATATTGGAATGGAATTTCCTGAATCGTTTTTAATTTCTACTTCATTAATAACATTAATATTAGAATCAAAAAGATATGTCATATTATTCTCCATCCATTTCTATAAACCATTTGAACAGCACCATTATCAATTTTTAAAATAAAACCGCCGATATCGTTATCCACATTTCCGACAACAGAAATTGGATTTATGGAACAGTTACCGGATTCATCTTTTATCACTATTATTTTTCCGTCTTGAGCAGTTGTTTGTAAAAATATTGTAGTAGATTCGGGAGAATTTACTCCAACATAATAATCAGTTGAAACTAAAGAATATGTGTTACTTGTAACAACGGTTGTATTATTGACTATCGTATTACTGGTAATATAATCGAAATAAAATTTTCTATTATCTTGATTATATGTTAGATATTTATTTTCCCCAATAGAACCCGAATTAACATCGTCAAGATACCTGAAATTAACTTCGCCTCCTCCGGGACCAGCCATTGAAATTTTCGAAACCCAATCCTCAAGCATTTTTAATTTATTTTGTAATGCTCGTATATTAGGATCTGGTTTATTTACATTAGGTTCCGAAAACAGGTTAGTAATTTCTTTTATAGATTTAACGGACTCTTCTTTCGAAATAGAATCGATTGATAGAGCTATCAAATCCGTTGTGATAGAATCTTCTATATGTTCTTCCGAATGAAAGATTTCTGTTTGATCGATAGATACATGTATATCCTTTTCTTCGACGAGAGAAGTTATAATCTCGTCTTTTGAGGATTCTTGCTTTGTTTCTTCTAATAACTTGAAAAAATCTGCTGGAGAATTAGTTTGCAGTTTTTGTTCTTTGCGATGTTCGGATATAGTTTTTTTGAATTTCAGGACAGGGTTATGTTCTATTTCCGATTCAATTTGTTCGGATAATTTTTCGAATAACTTCGATGGGGATGGGCCAAAATCCATCCCCTTTGTTTTTTGTTTTAGATTATTCTTAAAATCTTCTTTAAAGTCCATTATATTACCATTTTCCCACAGGACATTTGGCATCCTTCAATTTAACTTTTGCGGGCATGAAACACCCACATTTTCCACAAGTTCTTAATAAAGCATTAAAAAATTCACATCCTTTGCATGTTACATAGCGAGTATCACTATCCATACCTATTACTTTAATTCTCTTAACTTATAAGCTGTAGAATTACACAAAGAAAGAATAGTATCAATATCGTTTTGAATTTCAGAAAGATCGGAAATCAATGCTCTGTTAGCATCAATCCATTTAGTTAGATTTCCTATAATTTGCAAACCGTCAGTAGAAGATTCTTTGACATTTGGAAATGCTTCAAATCTACCATATCTACCAATCATAGATTCTGCAACAGCATCTGCTAGTGGAATGATACCATCGTAAAACGCATTTAGTGCCATATGAGCAGCATAGCTTGAAGTCATTAAATGTGCATAATGGGCAGCGGTAGAGGCGGCTCTACAACGAGCAAACAATTCTGCTCCTTTGGCTTTAGGAGAACCCGGATCTTGTACATCTTCAGCGATTTCTTCTTGAATTTCTCTAAACGTAATCATCTAAAATTCCTCTTATATTTGTGGTTTTGATCTTCTGATATTTGGAAAGTCAGGAACTCTTTTCTTTTTAGTCATTCTTACAGGGGGAGATTCTCCCGGAACAGCCCCAGAAATATTTCCAGTCCCAACATTACTAGCAGGAATAGCTCCAGCAACTCCTTCTTCTTTGATATGTTTGATTTCTCTTAATATCTTTCTTAACTTTTTTAATTTGCTCATATTTGTCTCAATACGTTAGCTATGTTAAAATCTATCGGAATATCAGAAGAAATGATATGTTTTCCATTAACATTTCTTATAATATCGGGCATATAATTCAAGTATACTAAAAACGTTTTAAGACAAGAATAATCTTTCGGTCTAATTTTTAGAAACAACATTTTAGTACAGGGTTCAGTTTCGAACACATTATATACTAATATAATATGATTGAGAATTAATCTTTCTCTCAATTCTCCAGAAGTACTATATTTCTGAATAAGTCGTTTTATATATTTAATACGTTTTAGATCAGAAAAAAACTCTTGTTCAATATAATGCGGCGAAATGTAATTTTTCGCCGCATACAAAACAAAATTATCACACGTTAAATTTTCAATCATTATAAATTAAATAGCTTTTACCTCGGCTGAGACATCGTATTTCCCGCCATTCAATTTATATTTCAAAATTAATTTATATTCAGAATCTTCTTCATCCGGACTATCGACGGAACCATCGAATTTTTCTCCCGAAACATTTCTAAAATGAAACAACGTAGAAAAAGTTCCTTCTTTATCTGACCAATCCATATCTTCGTCTTCGATTTTAGGTAACTCAATACCATACATAGAAAGAATCTTTCTGGCTTTCATTACAGCATTACCTACCGATGGAAATCCAACCGATAAAGCAATAGAAAGATTTTTATTGAGTTCTCGAAGAGTTTCTGGTCTATTTAAACTAGTGCGTCTTCTTTCGATAGAAACAACTGGGACATTATATCCAACCGATTCTAAAAATTTTTTGAATGTTTTCATAGTTTATTAGGTGAAATATGGTAGTCCAGAATTCGCAGAATCTGTAATAGTAGGATTGGAAAGAGCTACCAAGGTTTCTGCTTGGACTCGACCCATTCTTCCACCAGGAACTACTGTGAAGATTAATCCAGTATTGTTAGCACCAGAAGCGGTAACAGTTGGAGCAGTATTATATCCGGAACCAGGAGAATTCAGAACAATAGTAACATTATTTCCATTATAAACTACGATTTGAGCATTAGCAGGAGTAGTATTAGCTCCAGTAAATGATAGATATGTGTTAGAATATTTTAAGGTTGATACAACATTTGCTACTGTTAGACCAGCAACAAACCCCTTTCCTTGTATTACTTTAACCCATCCTTGATGTGCAACAGCTTTCCCATTACCAAAAGTAGCATTTGCAATTCTTCTAGAATCTACTAAAAAAACATTACTGTTGGAAATATAAGCGCCAGAAGCACCTGTGTTTAAATATTTTGGTACGTTATTAGCGTAATCTTTATTACCCCATTGTGACATATTCGTTTCCTTTTTAAAAAGTTGAAAAATTTATACTTATATTTATAATAATTAAAAGTTTGGTAATTATCAAGATTTAGGATTGATTTCTATCACATCTTGACCTTTTTTCCCCGATAAAGTTTTTGAAACCTCGTATTCACAGTGATTGTTGCTACTAGTATCATTTACTTTAACTTTGAGTTCTCTGTTTTTAGAGACTAATTTATCAACCTTCGAAGGAAAGCTATAGTCTCTATCAGGAGTTTCTTGTTCTAAAATATTATTCATATTCTGTGTCTCTTTATATTCAGCAATTTTAAATTTCCTGGCGGTTTTACCAAGTAATTCTCTGCGGGTTCTTGGCAATCGTGTAGTTAAGGTGCTACCAACTCTTGTAGGAGATTTTATAGATTTCCTAAAACGAATTTCGCCTTTTTTTGGTGGTCTATACGCATGTTTTCCCACAACCACTTTGGCTCTACCAAATTTGTTATATTTTCTGGCGGTTCTTATATACTGATCCACAGAATATCCCTTTCCGATTAAACTAACAATAGCCTGTTTCTTTGATAATTTACTAGAATCTAAGTGTTTATACTTCTTATGAGGTTCTATATCAATTGATTTATAACTGGATTCTATTTGGAGTTGCCCATTCCTAGCCATAATTTTTTGAACATGTTTAATTCTTTTCCATTGCTTATATCTTTTCTGTCTAGAAATTTTATTTAATTTCTTTCTATCCATATGAGTATAATCCATTCCAGTAGAATTAATGAATTTATGAAGAGCACTAATTCTTCTCCCTTCGTGTAGATATATATCTAATAATTTATCCGAAAAATCCATCATTTTTCTCTCTTAAATACTATACGTTTTACTTTAGAAAACGTGGGCGTTCTAATTTCTTTTTCTACTTCCTTATCCTTCTCGAAATTAGTTCTTTTTTTATTCTTATTGAACGGTTCTGTAGCAGAATGAGAAGTATCTATAAATTCTTGTTTAGAAATATTTCCGTATGTCGATCCAAATCCTATACCAGAATCCATAACAGGACCGGGGTCCATCGCTTCATAATTTTGCATTAATGCCCCATTTCCAGCATCTCTAGTATCAAATGTTTGATTAAAACCATCTTTTGATGGTGATGTAGGATTCCAAGGAACTTCTTTAATATTATCATTCTTCATTCGTTTTTTACCCACTATCTTTATCAAATGTTTTTTGAATTTGACTTCGGGTAATTCTTCGGAAATTTTTAGTTTTTCTTGTAAAGATTCTATTTGGACTCTTGTTAATGAGGACTTCAAGTTATAACTATTATTGAAATAATAGACTTCCGAAAACATTTCTCGGAAAATTTCTAAATTAGTTTTGGATTCGGCTAAACGGTCTTTCCTAACATCTTCGTTTATATTTCTTGACGCCATTCTATGATAACTAGCGGAATCGGAAACATCGACATAAATCATAGATGTTTTATAGTATAAAGATTCTAGTAAATCTTTGGCGAGTTTAATCTTATCACAATTATATGAGTTCGCAGTTATTACTATTCTGTTCTCTGATATAATCGACTTTAACTGTTCTATATTATATTCAGAATATTGTTCGAATTGTGGCAAATTCTTTAGGATAATATCCTTGCCAGAACCGGGACCACCAACTAAAAATATTGCTTGTTTCATGCTTTTTCTTATGTAAAAAAAAATACTCTATAAAACGGAATTCTATAGAGTATTTATAATAAATTGATTTTGTTATTAATTATTTTTGATATTAATCATTTCGGAATTAATGAATATTTTACCCCCTTTTGCTTTAATATTTCTATTAAATTCTAAAAGGTCCGACTCTTCAAAATTTAATTGTTCATTATATCCTTTATATCTACATCCTCTAGCCATAGCGGATTTAAACATAGATATTCCTCCATGAGCAGAATCTACTTCTATCAAGCCATAATTTTTCGGAATCTTGATAAATCTAGAACCGACAAAGATATTCTTAGCATCTTCTAACGACATATAATCTGGTTTATTCTGAACGGCATACCAACAATCATAGTCTAACCATCCTTCCTTTCTTAAAGTCCATAAATCATAATAGGTGTTTTGATTTGCAGTCATACCATCCCAAGTATCTAAATCATACTTAAAACAACTTAAAATAGCTTCTTCATCCATTTCCTGTGCAGAAACATCGTCAACATCGATCTGAATAAAGAACTCATGTGTATCTAAAATACCTTGATCTTCGCAAAATTTAATGCCACAATTTCTTGCCGTGGCAATTCTAATTGTTCTGGAATTTATAGTTTGTTCCAATTTCCCCAATGATAATGCATACACATTACTATTTGTCTTTGAATAATCTTCTAGAACTTGAACACTGTTATCCGTAGAATCGCTTTCTACAAACACACAAGAATAAGATTTGAATAAATTCCCAATCTTTTCTATATTTTTAAATACGTCCGGAAGAAATTTTCCGCAATTTCTTACAGGACCAACAAAAACAACCGAGTATTGTTTAGTAATTTCTCTCAAATCTTTCATAATGATTCCAATATATTTTCTAGTTTATCTAGATGTTTAGTATTAACGAACTGACTATTTCCTATGTATAACCCATTATTATGAATTAAATCTGCATTTGTAGTTTTCTTATCAGTACAAATTTCATATCCTTTTAAGAACGGCTGTTTAAGGAGATTTCCAGAAACAATAGGTCTATATTCAATGTTCTCTTCTTGAAATTTTTCTTGTAAAATTAACTTAGTATTTTTAGATTTAGCCACAAATGGCAGACAAAAATTACTGGATGTATATGAGAAATCTACCGGATGGAATAATTTATTATACTTATCCATGATAGTACAAAATCTCTTGAAATTTTTATTTCTTATTTCAATAGATTTATCCAATTTCTTTAATTGAGATAGTCCCAATACGGCTCCAATCTCTGTGTTCCGAAAGTTATATCCATCAGTTATGAATAAAAAAGATTTGTCTATATTGGTATATTTCTTTGCATAATAATCAAAATTGGAAGATTCTCTAGCCATCCCATGACTTCTCTTCATTTTCATGAGATCATATAACTTCTTATCGCATGTAGAAACAAATCCTCCTTCAACGGAGGTTAAGTGATGACCAAAATATGTTGAAAATGTTGCTCCAAGACTATTCGAACCTATACGATTTCCAAGATTATCTAAACATCCATGAGATTCGCAAACATCGTCAATAACCATCGCATTAGGAAACAGATCTTGAAAAATGCCAGTTATTCTTGCGGTAGAAGTAAATCCTAGAAGATGCGTGACAAAAATTAATTTAATATCTGGATGTTTTGCTGAAATATAATCTAAGTTATCATAATTAAAGCTAAAATCCGAAGTATTAATATCGCAAAATATTGGAGTCAATCCAAGTTGCATAATAGGAGCTACATTAGTCATCCAAGTACATGCTGGCACAAGAACTTTATCACCATCTTTAAGTTTTAGATACTCTTTAAGTGCTGCGATAAGTAAAAAATTTGCTGTACTACCAGAAGAGACAAACAAAGAATGTTCACTTCCTAGCCATTCGTTCCATTTATGCTCTAATTCTCTTACCTTTTCTCCATTGGTAAATCTATCAGCCGTCAAAGCAAATTTTGCTAGTTTAAATCTATCAGAAAAAGATATTGCATCTTCCATTAATTGCCATTTCATTTACAAATCTCCCGATTGTTTCTGAACCATTCTATAGTAATTTTCAACCCTTCTTCTAAGTTATACTTAGGTCGCCAACCAAGAGCATATAATTTTTCATTGCATACTTTTCTGCGAGGAGTTCCATTAGGCTTAGAGGTATCCCAAATAATTTCTCCCTCAAATTCTGTTAATTCTTTCAACTTCTCTGCCAATTCTTTCATTGTAATCTCATTATCAATTCCAACATTGATAATTTCTTCAGAATCGTAATTATTCATAGCAAAAATACAAGCGTCTGCTAGATCGTCGCCAAATAAAAACTCTCTTGTAGGAGAACCATCACCCCAACAAGTTATAGTATCAGCATTATTTTCTTTAGCCGTTACAAACTTATTAATCAATCCGGGGATAACATGACCGTGTTCAATATTGAACCTGTCACCAATACCATACAAATTAGTAGGCATTAAACTAATACAATTGAATCCATATTGCTTCCTATACTTTTGACACATGGTCAATCCAGCAATTTTAGCTATAGCATATCCATCATTAGTTGGTTCTAAAGGACCAGTCATCAAATATTCTTCTTTAATAGGTTGTTCGGTGATCTTTGGATAAATACATGCGGAACCGAGGAATAAAAGTTTCTTCACTTTATAGTCATGAGAACTTTTAATAACATTAGTCTGAATCTGTAAATTTTCTGTAATAAAATCTGCAGGATATAACTTATTATAATTAATTCCTCCAACTTTAGCAGCCGCTAGAAACACATATTCCGGTCTTTCTGAATCAAAAAACCTTTCTACAGCAAACTGATCAGTCAAATCTAACTCTTTTCTGGATTTAACTAGAACATTATTATATCCTTCATCATTCAATTTTCTTAAAATTGCCGACCCTACTAACCCAGTATGACCAGCAACATAAATTTTACTATTCTTTTCCATCATTTAACTCCAAAATAATCTTTATGCTTAATAACCAAATATCTTCTATTCCTTTCATATATAGCACCAACTTGGTCATTGTATGATGACGGTTTGTCCGACCTCATAGTTCCCCAATTAACATCACTTCTAAATTTAAGACCATAAACTCCATTGACATAGCCCGATTTATTGAGGCGAATGCTCATATCATGACAATCGAATCCACATGGAGCTAAATTCATATCAAAGAAACCAACTTCTCTATATCTTCCCCATAGCATACAAGTAGGGCTTCTAATAGCAATCTCGGAGACTTTAAATTCGTTATGCTTTACAACTTCATGAAAATTCCATTGTAGTTGGTTCCAATGTCCAAACTCCGATTCTTTATAATTCTCTTCTTTCAAATCTCCACCAGAAGTATATACATCAACACCCAATCGCATAGATATATAACCTAGATTGGTATTGTCATTGAATAAAGTATCGAATTTCAAATCAATATCCGGTTCATCTAAGATCACATCATCTTGAATAGAGAATATTAAATCTTCATCCTTTGGGGAAAAGTTTTTCTCAATGAATTCCAATCCCGTATTAAGACATTCAATTTCATGAACGTCGTTCATACGCAGGATATGAAAATTATTTTTATACTTATAATTTTCTTTAAATGCTAAAACCTTTTCTTCTGTTTTATCATAACAACCATCCAAAATACATATGACAGTAGGTTCGGTTTTATTAGAATGACTTGTTTCAATACCTTTTAGTACATTTTCAATAAGTTCTTCTTTGTTATGTACAGGTAAAATATAATATGAATTACTCATAGAGAATGCCCTCGTCAAATTTATACTCTAATGGAACAGATTTGGAATTGAACTTTTTCATTTCTTCGAGTGACGGAGCATATAACGGCATATCATTTTCGTCATATCCATTCCCGCAGAATGAATATGGGTTTTTCAATTGTTTTCTAGTTTCTTTAAACCACCCTTCGTCATCCATACTGTGAATCATCATCGATTCTTTTACTACTGGATATATATGATCCCTGAGATAAAATTGATCGGACAGATAATACTTTTGAGTGAACATGTAGTATTTCATAATTTCATACAAATTGTTATCAAAACATCCTTTATACGCAAAAGCACATCCTATAATTGGAAATTCAAAATGAGCATCATGATCCCTAAAAACGTGAAAGTCTTTGTCAGAATCCAACCATTCAGTAATAGCTTTAACTTCCCTAATAGTTATTCTACTATCAGAATCTCGTACCATAACAATATTATTAGAATCTTCAAACATAGGAATAAACCTATGAAACATAGCAAAACTTCCATCATTAATTACAACGATTTCAATTTCTGTTTGATCGTTAAATTTACTAGCTTCATCAGTATAAATTCTAACTTTCCAATCTGGATAATACCTATTACAGAGTTCAATTTGCTTTTTAGCTCCGATAATATATCTGGGGTCATTACCCCAGACACTCATAGAAATAATTTTATTCATATTAGCCCTTATTTCTCTCATGATTACACATTTCAATTACCAAGTCTTCGAAAGAATACTTAGGTTTCCAATTCAAGATGGTTCGTGCCTTTGTTGAATCACCTAGTAATGTTGCTACTTCAGTAGGTCTGAAATATTTTGGATCTACCCTAACTACTGTTTTTCCGGAATTAACATCAATCCCAACTTCGTCCAACCCTTCTCCAGACCATTCGATCTTCATATCAAATTGAGGAGCACAGGATTCTACAAATTGTCTGACGGAATATTGCTCTCCAGTTGCAACAACATAGTCATCTGGCTTGTCATGCTGTAGCATCAAATACATTGCTTCGCAATAATCTTTTGCATGTCCCCAATCTCTAAGAGCATTAAGATTACCAAGATATAAGCAATCGTCTTTGTTATTTCTAATTGCATTCAATCCCATGACAATTTTTTGAGTTACAAAGGTTTCACCTCTTCGCGGAGATTCATGATTGAATAGAATACCATTACAAGCAAAAATATTATATGCTTCTCTATAGTTCTTGAGAATCCAGAATCCATAAAGTTTAGCAACCCCATATGGACTTCTTGGATAGAAGGGAGTTGTTTCCGATTGAGGGATTTCTTGAACAAGCCCATATAATTCCGATGTGGACGCTTGATAGAACTTCACTTTATCTTCCATTCCAAGAAGACGAATAGATTCAAGAATTCTAAGAGTTCCCAATGCATCTACGTTTCCAGTATATTCTGGAATTTCAAATGAAACTTTCACATGAGATTGTGCTGCAAGATTATAAATCTCGTCCGGTTTAATTGCTTGAATCAATCCAGTGACATTAAGAGAATCGGTCACATCCCCATAGTGCAATTTAAATTTCTTATTACTATATAAATGATTGACACGATCAGTATTGAAGGAAGAACTCCTACGCTTAACACCGTGTACTTCGTATCCTTTTTCTAAAAGGATTTCTGACAAATATGAACCATCTTGACCAGTGATTCCTAGAATTAACGCCACTTTACTCATAATACCTCCAAATCATTACCAAATAAAATTATTTTTATAATAATCCACTACATGTTGAATTTCTTGCTCGAAGTTGGTGTCCGGTTGCCACCCAAGAGACTTCAATTTTGAATCGTCTATCGAATATCGTACATCTTGTCCGAGCCTGTTATAATTATAGTCTATAAAGTCAGAATAGTCACTATATTTTTCATCGAAAAAATTGTCGATGATCATTTTTATCACATTGATGTTCTTATCTTCATAATTTCCGGATATGTTATATATATCATTCATAACACCAGCTTCTATAATTTTCATTACAGCGGAAGCAGTATCCTTCACTGATAGCCAAGTTCTTTTAGGTTCTCCCTTTTCATGTAAAGGAATTTTTCTGTTTAATGTAAGATTTTTACATGCTTTTGGAATTAATTTTTCCACATATTGCCCAATACCATAGTTATTAGTTGGTCGAACAATAATATACGGAACACTAAAAGTTCTAGCCCATGCAAGAATAAGCATATCCGCAGAGGCTTTTGATGCCGAATAGGGGTTGGATGGTTTTAATAGATCAGTTTCTTTATGAGAACCAACATTTATATCCCCATACACTTCATCTGTACTGAAATGTAAAAATATAGGCATTTTAAATTTATGCTTCTGTTTAATCAATTCTAGTAAATGATGCACACCATTTATATTAGAGTTTAGAAATACATTAGAACTAATAATAGAATTATCTACGTGTGTTTCTGCGGCAGTATTAATAACATAATCACAATCATATAGATAGTCCAAATCATTAATATCAGATTCTATAAATTTGAATTTTTCATATTCTAAGAAAGTTTTTAATAGATTTTGATTTGCCGCATATGTAATTTTATCAACCCCAATTACATACCATCCTTTATCTAAACATTCTTTTGTTATATGAGATCCGATAAATCCCAAACATCCCGTAACATATACTATCTTTTTAGACACTAAACTTCTCCATTATATTTTATAATCAATTAGTCCTTGATTCATACCTTTTAAGTTCAATTTTAAAGAACTCAATCTAGAACCATTACCAGTATAATTAAGACCTACATTTTTTATAATTACTTTATTAGGTAAATTATGTATTTTTATAAATTCGTCAACAACTTCACTCAATAGCAATTTAGTAGTATAAACAAGATTCAAATCTTTATAAAAACATTCTTTATCTATATAGTTCTCAACCACAGTAAGAACATCATCCAATGAAATATAATCAAAATATTTGTTATCTATTTTTATAGGTTCTTTAGTCAGAATTTTTTTGAATAGTTTACTATTATTTTCAGTATCATGGAAGCATCCAAACAACCGTAAATTATAAAAATTATCTATAGGAAACATCATACGGGATATAATATTTTTACTCATCCCATAATGATCAAAAGGAGAACACGCAAATATGCTCTCCTCTTTTAAATTATTGATATGAAATCTCCTATCAAACTCCGCTCCAGATCCGAAATTAATTAATTTCCCAAATTCTTCTCTTAGTAGATATAAATTATTAAACATTACCAAATTCTGATGATATGCTTTTGCATTAAACATCATTTTGGTATCTGTATTAGAAGCGCAATTTATAATAACATCTGGTTTATGAATTTTTAATAAACTTCTAACTTCGTTAAAATCTTCCAAGTCTACATCTTTTCTGGATACTGGAATAGCTTCTAAGTTTTTAGACAGAAACTTTCCAATAAATCCAGAAGCCCCTAAAACAAGTATTTTATTTTCCATAATCGGAAAATTCTACTAGTATAGTATTCTTTCGATCAGTTCTAGTATATGCAAGTTTATATGATGGTAGTATTTTATCGGGGGAATCTAGTTCCAAAACATCCGTATTTTGCAACATTTTTCTAAAAGATTCTGAAAAATTACCTTTGTGTTGATCTTGAGGATTAATAGGGGTTTCAGAACCGACTGCAACTCTAATAATTACCTTTGGTACATATCCCATATCAGACATAGAAACCATTTTATCCAAATGATTTACTAACTGATCTGCAGCACATAATAGAAAATTCCATCTTGGGAAGATAGATACCGGAATAAAACCATTTAAAGCCATTCCAATAGAAAACCCAACTTGGAAATTTTCTGCAATTGGGAATTCCATTTTTCTTTCGGGAGGAACAAGATTCATAGTGTCGTACAATCCAGTACCTTCATATTCTATCGCCTGTCCAATAAAAATTGTATCCGGTTGCTTGGAAAGCCATTCCATAGCAGAAGATAATTCATTTTTGTATATTAATTGATCGTTCATTAGAATTGTACCCTCACACCAGCCCCGGCATGGGGATATACTTTATTACTATATTCATAATAAATCAAATTGGAAGATTCGTACCATTTTCTAGAGTAATTTTTCGGAAGATACCAAGGTACAGTTCTCCCCCAAATCTTTTCCGTTGGAGTAGTTACAGAAAGTTTATTATTTTCAACCACAAATGTAATTGGTAATTCATGATTTACAGAATACTTATATGCTTCATGAAAAGCGCCCGTTTCAGCACTCATATCCCCTACCCAACACCAAACTCTAGATCCAGATTCTTTATTTCTTAAAATAGATTCCGCAATACCAACTGCAATAGACGGAATGCCTCCGACGATAGAAGAAGAAACAATCTTATACTCAGCAAGATTCATTACCATACTTTTTCCAGCAATAATTTTATCCAATAAAACATTTTCCGGAACACCTTTCAATAGGCATTGGTAATGATTTCTCCAAGTACAACAAACCCAATCATTATGTATATCAATTTTTTCAAAAACTTTGAGAATTTGTTTTTCGTTTCCGTGATATAAATGGACGGGAGATCGTATTTCTTTATTATTAAATCGTCTAGCAACTTCCGTCTCAAATTTAATTAATTGTTTAACGTTCATAGTTTACTCATAAATTCATCGACACAAATTCCAATATACTTAATCTGTTCTGGAGTTATAACAGGACTAGTTCCATGAAATAATGTATTTGTTGTGGAGAAAGTTGCATTCGGATATTCATTTCTAGCAGTTTCCAAATCCATTAAATGCGAATATGCAGGTTGTAACATAATATTACCAGCAAAATATGGTCTAGTCTGGATCTTTTTATCTTCCAAAAAATTCACATAATCAAACCGTTTAAAAGGGGCATCCTTTTTAATTGTAAGAGGGAATGCAAACCAACTAGGATCTGATCCATTTGTCGCCCTTGGTAGATGAAAATATTCTTCATACTTTTTATATATATCAAATAAAAGATTATAATTTCTTTTGCGAAGAGTTGTAATCTCATCAAGCTTTTCAAGTTGATGTAACCCCATCGATGCTTGAAGTTCAATGGGCTTTAAGTTGTAACCAATTTCATCATAAACATATTTGTGATCAAAAGTCTCATCAGGAAGAGCAGGAATCCAATTTTTAAAACGAGATTTACAAGTTCCGCATTTAAGCGTGTTTGCCTTTGGACCAACACAATAACATCCTCTCCCCCATTCTCTAAGACTTCTTAAAATAACTTCGATTTCAGCAGATTTGGAAGCAACAAATCCTCCTTCTCCCATAGTAATATGATGAGCGGGATAAAAACTACATGATGCCATTTCTCCAAAACTTCCTAATGGTTCACCATTATATGTAGAACCTAAAGCATCGCAACAATCTTCAAGAAGAACAAGGTTATACTTCTTAACTAAATCCATTACTTGATCCATGTTAGGAGGATTTCCCAATACATGTGCAAATGTGATTACTTTTACATCATGTTTCTTTATTAAATCTTCTGCTTTAGTCAAATCCAAATTGAGAGTATCTAATTCAATATCCAAAAATACTGGATCAAAGCCCATTTGTAATGTTGGATTTAGTGTCGTGGGAAATCCAGCAATAGGCATTAATACTTTTGTTCCTTTTGGAAATCCATAATAACTCTTGGATGCCAAAGCATTCATCATTAATAAATTTGAACTAGAACCACTATTAGTTAGAATACCATATTTTTTACCAAAAAATTTAGGGAATTTTCTCTCAAACTTTAGAGAATCTTCACCCATTACTAACCACCCAGCCAATAACGTTTTTACTGCTGCAACATATTCATTATGATCAAAATACGGACCAGCATAATTAACATAATTTTCCCCAGCTACCCAATTTCTTGAAGCGTTTTTATTCCTAATAAACGCTTCAACTTGCGACAGAATCGAATCCAAATGTTCCATAATAATTATCCCCAATAAGCAAATGTAGTTTCTAGAAAAGAGAATTCTTTTCTTCGTTGTGGAGCATCAATTTCTAATGGATATATCCAATGTTCATTAAACATTTCTTGCCATTTTGCATATCCAACATTTTGAGTCCATCTATTTCCTTTAATTCCAAAATATAATTGTAATATTCCTCCCGTTTGAATTCCCACTTTTCCTTGTTGTTTCGCATGGTCTGCGTAAAAAGGAGATTGATGAGACACCGAAGTTAACAAAACATCATAATCATATTTGTCAATTTCTCGTTTAATATAATCCAACAACTTTTCAAAAGTATTACAACCTTGATATTGCCTATCATCTAACATAGGATGATAAGGAGAACGAATACAACCAACCAAATCGAATGGAACTATTTTATCTTTTCTATCTCCCCAAATCAAGTCTATCTTTTCCCACTGACTCATTATGGATTCATAATGAGAAGAAATTACCAAAACTTTTTTTCCTTTCAGATATTGGGTCCAAGGATTTTCGACATATCCAACTTCTGCTTCGCCAACTAATAATCCAGGATCTAATACATGATACGTATGCCCAGAATAAAAAATAGGTATATTTGAAAATTGCGATAGGAATTTCTGATTGCGCGAAATGTCGCCAGAAATATCAACAAATCCAAGGATATCCGAATTTTTCATCACTTTAATTGTTTCCGGATATACATACGAATATACATAATCCATTGATCTGGGATTAATTCCAGCTTCAATTAGTGTATTCTCATTGAAGAATTGATGGACAGGAAGAGTTCCTTTATCCATACAATCCAAAACATATCCTGCAGTATTATCTATACGAACAATAGAAAATGATTTATCTTCTTTTAGCCATGCGGCAATAGTATCATTCAACTCAACAAAATTATTAGAAACGTACATATCACTTACCAATAATGTATCTTAAAAAACTATATAGTCCATTCAAATCCGGTGTTCTGTGGAACAATGGTTGAGAAGCTATTGACGAAAACGCATTAAGACTTCTTTCATATCTAACTATCGTATCTAATATTGATTCTGTTGAATCATAATCGGCATAGTTAATATAACACCTATCATTAAAATCTAATGCTGTACTTTGAGGTCCGTAATATATTGGTATACATCCGGCAATTTTCGCTTCGAATAACTTTTCCGTTGTGTAGCCGTCAGTAATAGAATTTTCGAAACAAATATTCCATCGATAATTTTCTAAAAGTTTAACTTTACACCCTTCATATGGATTGCCAAATGCTCTTCCAAATGTATGAACTCCTTTAAACTCATTCAATTTACTAGCAACATCAAACCTATTCTGAACTGCGTTTCCTATAACAATAGCACAAAAGTTTTCTCTATCCCAAATCTCTTTCGGTTGCCATTTATGATTCATCTGATCTAATGATATTCTTGCGTGGGGAAAATTGGGTTCATTCCACCAATTAACATAGAGATACCAATGAGGAAGTCTAAAATTTCTACCACTATAAGTATCAAAATCAAAGGAAAGAGTATAATCAGCAAAAGCGAATTCTGCTCTTTCATTTTCGCCAGTATAGAAAATCTTGACAGCTTTAGAATTTTTATGTTTAAATCGTTCTTTACCAAATGAAGAAGCAAATATAATATCCGCTTCTTTCGGAGAAGAATTAAAATTAAATTCTTTATTAAAGCAATCTTTAAATACTAGATTAAACCAATTAGAATTTGGATCAAATCCGGGCCAAAAGTCTAAATAGCAAATATTCATTTAAAATCTCGCATTAGTATCATATACAAAAATATTATTTTTTTCTTCATTAACATGATATAAAGCATTCAATGCTTTGTGATCCATTTTCATATCATAAATTACAGATTTTAACAGATCATTACATTTTTGGAACATTTCTGCCATTTCTTGTTCGGCTTGTTCTTTTTTATACCCCGTTCCAGCGGGATGTTTAATTTCGAAATTATAATCTCTAATTACATATTTTCTTCTAAGATGTGAAAATGCACAGATCAGAAGATCCCAGCCCCAACCAAGATGATTTGTTTCCATCAAACTCACTTCACTCTTCATGTCAGAAATAATATCTTTATGAACCATCCAGCATGTATTATCTGTATCAGCTACTACTCGGAGATTATTTTCAAGATCAAACATATCCGTTCTTTCCGAAATATAGTAGGTGTCATTTACATTTGGAGCATAAACTCCCCATTGATATTTTTCATATGATTTTTCTGCCGACTTTAGAATATTTTCCCAATTATCATAAGAAGCATCTGATTGAACATGCCAAAAGAAATCATATTCCGACTCATCAAATAATTCAAGAGCTTTTCTAAATTGATCCGAAAAATAGCATTCATTGCCTATATTGATCCAATGATCGTGTTTATTATCATCATCGGAATTAATAACCGTGACATCAACCATCGACGATAGATATTCTTCTAAAAATATTGTATTTTTATATTGCCCCTTCCACGAAAATATAAAACATTTAATTCTCATTTTTTTCTCCAAGGAAATTCGCCTTTATATTTTTCAATCATAATTTCATTACCATTAATAAAGAATTCTTTTTTAACCGACCTTTCGGTATTACCCGCACGATAATTTACAGTATATTGACCCGTACATTCTTGTGCTAGATTATTACTTCTTAAAACATGAGTCAAAAATCTATCTACTTCCGGCACTCCGGGTTCTCTTGCTTTACGATACCAAATGGGAGAAGTTTGTAGAGCTACCTCTTTGGGCAAAAAGAAGCAATTAACATCAACAAAATAATCTCGTTCATCCAGTATAGATGGATAATTCCCCAAAGATTCGCAATCATCATTGCAAACATAATTGCCTTCGGCATCAACAATCTTCCTCAAAGAATATGCCCATCCCTTTCCGGAAATTGCTTCCATCAAAGATTCTACATGAGTTTCATCATACCAGTTATCTTCGTCTAGGAAACAAACAAAATCTCCTTTACAGAGATAAATAGATGCTCCATAAATTCTGTGACCATTAAATCTATCTTCGCCAGTTGGATATGGAAGAGGAATAACATCTACTAGCCTATTAGAAATATCAGTATCTTTTAAAATATCAGCAACTTTGTCAAGATACTTCTTTCCATCAACTACAATTAGATGTTGAATATGTTTGTAAGTTTGTTTTTGAATTGATTCAACTGCTTTTTTTAGATACTGAGTACCTGTGGTTGGTGTAATCACCGTCACTGTTTGATTCATAATAAGTCCTATAATCTTAAAATTCCAAAATGTTCTTTTGATCCTTCAATCGGATCAATGGTATATATAACTGTTTTTATCCCATAATCTTTTATACATCTAATACACCCATCACAAGGCATACAAATGCCGGAGATAAAAGAGTCTTTTTTTGTGGACTCGTATTTCACTCTAGCAACATATAGAGTGGACTTTTCAAATTTATCGAAATGTATTTTTTTATCGGCATTAAAAATAGCAGAAGTTTCAGAATGCCAATAAATAGCTTCTTCATTTCTTGAATATCTACTTTGATATGGATGGGATTTCATTTGATTCACCCCATAGGATATTATTTTATTTCTATAAACAAGTGCTGACGCAATCCAGACTTTTGGATGAGTTCCAGAAAGCGCCAGAGTTTTTAGATCATCTATCAATTTTAAATCAATCTTCATAGGATCATTATACCACGAAGATATACAAATTGTCAAATGTATTCGTTATATGTAGTTATTATGTACTTTGGTCCAGAAATTGGTTTTTTTCCTGTATGAATATTAGTCCACAAGGGAGGAAACATTAAAAGATTTCCCATTTCTGGTTTGATAATTATCTCATCTTCTCTACCGAAAGTAGTTTCTCCCCCAATTTCCACATTATTTAAATAAAATAAAAATGACAAATACCTTTTTGCAGATTCTTTATTCTGAACATCTACATGCAATTTAAACTCATGAAAATCATTTGGTAAATACTTCTTGATTCTAATCTCTTCAAATGCATAAGTATTGGGAAATTGGTGTTCGTCTATACCAAAATGTTCTTTATAATCTTTTGTATATTCCTTGCAAAGATATAGAAAATATTCGATCAAGTCTCCCCATTTCTGGGGATTTTTATTGATATTCAATTCTGTAAACTTGATGTAATCATTTATATTTCGTTCTTCATGCTCTTCCGGAGAAGATTCGAACATATTAATAATAGTATCACACGTCTGTTGATTTAAAACATTTTTATAAAGTCTAGTGAAATCAAACATTATATTTTAAATCCTTCAAATTTATCTTTCATACTTTTGTGTTGAGGCATTTGTGGCATTTGTCCGGAATCAGTAATTCCTACTTGAGCAGAATTTTCAACGTCATATAATCTCATCTTTGCTCTATCAATGCCTACAACAAATCGCTTATTAATATTCTTGTCCGCATATCTACTTTTAATTTGCTTAATCATAATCTGTCCCAGAGAATCTAATTCTTCAGTAGATATGAGAGCAACAATCCAGTCTGCCGTCATACTTGTACCATGAGATTCTGAAACATCTTCCATATTAGGATCAGAGCTTGATCCGCCCCCACGATTAAATTGAGAAGAACTTAAAATTGGAACTTTAAATTCGACTGCAAGTCCTCGTAACTCTTCGGCAATTGCTTTAACATAAGAATACATATTAACCGAAGAACTTAGTTTTAATCGAGAAGAAGAACAGATGTTCATATAGTCTACAACGATTATATCCGGAATAAAATTCTTTTTTAAATTTAATTCATTCAACAAGTTTCTAAAATGAATAACTCCAGCAGACGAAGTTGGGTATTGTTTGATAATCAGCTTTCCAACGGTATTAGATCTGATCTTGCCTATCTTCCTATCAAACAATTCTTTTGGCATACTCATCAACTCGTCCATAGAAACATTCATTAGATTAGCATCGATTCTTTTACCAATTTCTTCTTCGGACATTTCTAATGTGATATACAAAACATTCTTGCCTATCTGTAGGTAGTGAGAGGCAAAATGACACTTAGTCAACGTCTTACCAACATTTGTTCCAGAAATTAAAAGATTAAGTGTTCCTTTGGGAAGTCCACCATTAGTAATTTTATTAAAGTATTCCAAATCAAACGGAATTCTTTCTTCTTTACGATGATAGTATTCATATCTAGAATCAAAGTCTTCAATGAAGTCATGCCCAACGCTTTGATCAAAAGATACTGCCAAAGCATCAGACAAAATCTTAGGAATGGAACCTTTATCTAGAGTTTTATTCTTTCCGTCCAATATAGAAATTGACTCCAAAACTCCGTTGTAGATTGCCTGATCTTGGCAGAATTTTTCGGTCTTATCGACTAACCATTCTTGTTTACATAATTCATCTTTAGTAGATTGTATCTCATTCAGAACTTCGATACTTTGTGTATATTCTTCTTCAGATAAATTGTTTTCATTCAACTGAATGATTAAAGACTCGTAGGTAGGATTTGTATTATATTCTCCCACAAAGTCTTTAATCTGCTCATAAATTGTCTTTTCAGTTCTATCAGAGAAATATTCGGATTTAATAAAAGGCAAAACCTTTCTAGTATAATCCTCATCATATATTAAATGCTTTAAAATAGCATGTTCAATTCTCATCAAACCTCCTCGGTTTCTGATTTCAGCCTTTGTTCAATCAATGAAACTAAAATATTTCCAATATGATTTTTAAAATCATCTTCGCTCTCCAAATCATCATTACCATTATTATCTATAATATCATAATTAAAAGATAGCACTGGATTATTTGGATCTTCATCAATCGAAACACCACCATATCGATAGACAACTCCAGCATATTCTCCAGCTAGTAATTTTATATCAATATTATCAGACACCTCTTCTGGAATAACAAATTTGAAATCCACTCCTTCCAAATATTCTTTATTAATCATCTTCTTCTTCTCCATATTCACTATCTTGATTTTTGTTAAACTCTTCTTCAATATCATTATCAGAAATGATAGCATGAGAAGAAATAGCGTAGCGTTCATAAATGTCATTCTTAAACCTTTCAGAATTCAAAATTGGTTCCCAAAACTCTTTTGTATTGGTTTCTTTTAATCTATATTTTTTATCTTCAACTTCTCCAGTTTCTTTATTAACTCTGGAATACCATCCATTAGATGGTTTCATAACAAACCCAAGTTCCAAAGCAATATCAATCAAACCAGAATATTTACTAACCCCATTATCAAAAGAAATATTAATTGGAATTTTGGACTTTTCTCTAACATACCTGGATTTTTCTACATTAATAATGAAGTTATATCCAGACAATTCTGTACCATCCTTTTCTTGTTGGCGACCAAGGATATAAATATTGTCTGCCGAATAATAACTCCCCGTGTTGTGTGTTACCACATTATTTTCAAGCACATAATGTTCAGCGTCTTTAACTGAAATATCATAAACTTTATGTCTTCCAACCGACTTAATTGATTTAATAGTTTTAGTCCATTTATTAGACCATTTAACTGATTTAATTTTCATAATTTAGTTTCCTCTTACAATTTTCATTATGCCATCTTTTCAAATTAGAAGCTGTTGTTACTACATCACAATACTCACCTTTATACTTTGGTTCTGGATTCAATTTTCTAGGATTAACCCAATCAGGACTATTACACAATTCATCATTTTTAGAAACTCTTACAATTTCTTTTGTATATAAATTCTGAATCTTAATATATTGCCGATTCCATTCCTACTTTAAGATCTTTTGCTTCAATCCATTCCCCATTAATTTCCCCACCAATTAAGAATTTGTGTCTATCAGAACAAATAACTTTGTATCCATCCTCAAACTCTATCTCAAAACATTCTGGTTCACCATCATCCAATGTATCAGGATTCCATGTTGCCGTAACTTCTTTATCGCCAATCAAAGTTTTAACAAAGTCTCCCACAGAAATTTCTTCAATATTTTTAAATGTATCGTTCGAAAGTTGGATTTTAGTTCCTGCAACCAAACAACCACCACCAACAATATCCTTTGCATACAATTCCATAGTTTTGTATGTATGATTTACTGCTACCAAAGGAATATCCTTTAGAGTCAAATGTGGAGTAACCATACGGAACAGACTCTTTAATTGTTTTGCACGAGTCATATCAGCAGCAGACTTTCCTTCCAATGCATCATCCACCTCTTTCTTGGAGGCAAGATTACCAATAGAATCGATAAGAATAATAATCTTATCTCCGCGTTCAATGTTATTCATTTGCTGCATAATATCAAACTTCAGTTCTTCCACATTTACAATAGGAACGTGGAAAACACGATTCAAATCAATCCCAAAAGATTTGAAATATGATTGCGGCGATCCAAATTCGGAATCATAAAACATTAATACAGCATCTGGATATTTATCCATATATGCCTTTGCCATCAAGAGGGAAAATCCAGTCTTGAACATCTTGGAAACTCCAGCCCACATGGTAAACCCGGAGTGGAATCCACCATCGATTCTAGCAGAAAATGCAATGTTTAATACAGGAATTGATGTAGTAACAAAATCCTTATCCGCAAAGAATTTCGATTTGGCAAGGATAGAAGATTCTTTAATAGTGGAATTCTTCTTCAATTTATCTAATACACTCATAATAACCTCTTTTAACTAAAAAAAATCTTCAATAGTATTTCTCTTTTCCGTATCCCACCCAACAATTTCTGTCAACGGTTTTAGTGGTTCCAGAAAGACCTTCTCAAACATCATATTATAATCCACATAGCCCAATAAATCAAATTCTTTTGGAAGTTTTTCTGGGAAAGCTATAACATTTTCCCGAATTGGGTTTGGGACTCGTAAATAACAATATTTGATCTTATCCCCATCCTTTATATATTCATAAGTTGAATTCAATTTTGAATCATCAAGAAATTTATTATACATGATAGATGCTCTTACATGTATTGGAGTTCCTTTCTTATAAATCATGCTTGAGTCATGATACTTGTTTATACCATTAACTCCCTTGGAAAAAGATATTTGTTCAATTTTAAATTGATTGAACTTATTCTTAAAATCGACTACAAATGATTGAAACTTTACTTTATCTTCGTCTAGAATCATCTTTAAACAATCCTTCAAAGCAACTCTAACCAATGCGGGGGTTGTCGATTGAACAATCTGTAATCCTGTTACTTTAATCTTGGGTTCCGAGTAAATTACACCTTCGTTAGAATATACATTAAGAGCATATCGCTTTTTTCTCGTAAAGATCGAAGTTGAGCAAATCTTCTCTAATTTATACTTGAGTTTGTTATCATAAGAGTTTACATAATCTGATAACTCATCACAAAATTTATCAATTTCTGGTTGTATTTTGTTTGTAGCAGACTTTAGCAAAAAATCGACAATCTTATTGGGAGGAGTGCCTTCTGGACATACATTATTTACCAAACCATTCAAAGATAAAAACAATGAATCAGTATCACCACCAATAATATAATCTTCATCGGTTTTAAGAATATTATTAAGATATGCATTAATCTTATTAGCAACCCATCTATTAGAAAGCTGTCCTTCCATAGTAATTGCTTCGGCTTGACGAACATCAAAGAATCTAAAAAATTTAGTTCCAAGACATCCATACAAACTATTCAAACAAAGTTTCATAGCATTTTGAAGATTGTTAAATCTTGATATCTCAAAACTCAACCTTTCTTTTTCGAGAATTAAATTGGGATCTGTCTTATCCGTCTTCAGTTTAGCATCAATAACTTCATATTCCTGTTGAGCAGAAATCATTTTCTTTTTATATTCTTGTCTAGCCTTGAACATCTTTTCAACCATTTCTGGAAGAAATCCTTTACGATCAGTCCTAAAGAATTGTCCATTGGGTGTCAGAGTCACATTATTCTCTTTTAACTTATCTAACTGAATCTTTTTTTCTAGAAGATTATCAACGGATATTGGCTGAGAAAGAATATTCTTCATATCATCAGTATAATCTTTGGGATCTACTAATGTTTCTGGAGAAACATTTTTACCCATAATAATAGATGGATATAGACTGGTTGCATCTAGAGTTACAATCCATTTATGCATTCCGGGTTTAGTCGGCTTTACAAAAGCTCCCTCATACTGTTGATCTTCGCCAATTACATTTTGTGGAATTTGGATATTCTTCTTTTTCAAATAATCATAAACAAGAGCATCCCACATTTTAGTCTGTTGAAATATATCATCGAAATTGGTTTTTGAATTATATGAAAGAGTTAATCCAAGTTCGAATAACTTACATTTATGATCTAAACTCTCAACCAACTCAACGTCTTTTAAGTTATATTCATAGAACTTTTGTTTATCTTCCTCATATAATTTATGAAGAGAACCCTCAAATTCAATCTTATTTTCACCAATTTCCACTTCGGCAATATAGTCTAATTTATAGCTCTCTTGAGAACTTCCTCCCGGTTGATACTTCTTATATAAATCTATATAATCCAAAGATGACACCCCAACAATAGTATATGTCTTATCTTCGTCATATCTACCAAACTTCTCATTAAATTTTCTTGTCGATTTTTCTTGGATAAATCCCCAAGGAGAAAGTTTCTTCGTTTCTTGTACTCCAACAATTTTATTAAATCTATTAACTATGTAAGGAATATCGAATCCGGCAGTATTCCATCCAGAAACTGCATTTGGATAATCCATACTCCAAACATCAATAAACTTTTTAATCAAAGTATATTCATCTTTACATTTGATATAATATACATTATCAGGAGATTTGAAATCATGGTATCCGAACAAATAATATTTCTCTTCTCCATAGAATTTTAGAGCAATAGAAATTATTGGTTGATGAGGATCATCTGCTGATGCGAAACCTCCCCGTTCCGGATCAGAGTTTACTTCAATATCGACAATGGCAATACGAATTTTAGAAAAATCCCATTCTATATCATCAGGAAACAAATCAGAAATAAAACAATATTCATACTTAGTATTCCCGTAAATCGAAAAATTGTCAACTTGAGAATACTGAGCAATGAATTCTTTACACTTCTTTATAGACCCCGGCTTCCTCTTTTGAAGATATTCTCCATAAATTGTTTTATAAGGAGATTTCTCTGTAGTTGGAACATAAAGCGAGGGCGAATATGGAACTTTGGTTCTTATCTTTTTCCCGTTTTTAATACCAATATACAAAATATTATCGCCATATTGCTTGGCATTCAAATAAAAACTGGACATTAAGACCTCTTAATTAAATAGAATATTTTTTGAAGGTGTGATGATTCCGGAACCAAAAATAGAATTATATTGTTGTAGGAACTCTTCGCCAGCTTCGCATTCAAATATAATATGATTCTTGTTAAGAGTCAAGACGGTATTTTTACTTTGCCCCGTATGTACAGGAAACGGCAAAAATCCAAATGTTGGAATAGCATCAGTTCTTGAGGGTATTACAGAAATTTGTACAGGATTCGTTAATGTGATCTTATCTCCCGATTCTTCGAATTCGGCCATAATATCTTCACCAGAAACCAATTTAAAACATTTTACATTCATTATTTTTCTCCATTAGTAACTTTCAAAACCGGCGAACCATTCCTAACTTGGATGGGAATAATCCTATCACCAAGACTTTCGTTTAATTTAAATTTAATGTAGTCTTCATAATTATTAGCTTTTTCGTCATCCATAGACGAAACATCCATGTAAACAACTACTTGATCTGTATCACCCAATCTTAAAATTTCAAAATCCAATCCAGAATAAGAAACCAATACAGGATTTCCTTTTTCTTTAATATATTTTACAAATTCGTCATCTCTTACAAAAGCTAACTTTTCAGTCGCTTCGTCCGGAGTCATCTCTGATGTATCAACTTTAATAATTAAAATATCATCTTTTTGTAGTTTAAGTTTTAAAAACTCAATTTCTTTTTCCCTATCTTCCATTTTCACCTCTATAATTTTACTACTGGAATCCCACAATCTTGTAGGAATTTAATACCAGAAGAATCTCTATAATCTTGATCATAATAGACTTTCGTAATTTTTGCTCCGTAAATTAATCTAGAGCAAACATAACATGGATTGTGTGTTACAAACATTATTCCCCCTTCTGAGGATTCGTGCGAACACGCCAATTTCATTATTAGATTTTCTTCCGCATGAGAAACTTCTGGTTTTGTTTTTAACCCAATTACAGGATCTATATACTCACAAATATTATCCCAACCGCGAGGAGTACCATTATAAGAAAACCCTATAATATTATCATTTTTCACAATGATAGCTCCAACTTTTAATTTAGTTGCTGTCGAGAGTTCCGCCGTTCTTTTAGCTACATCCATATAGTATCGGATTAGTTTTTCTTTCATACATCAAAATCTTCTTTTTCAAAGACACTCTCCCAAGTAGGTTTTCCATGTAGAGCACATTCTGTAAAATATCTAAGATCATCATGAATATCTTCCAAATACTTCTTAGGAGTCGAAGGATTTACTAAAATCTCCGAAAGAATGATTGCAGCAATATGATAGAATTTAACCTCTTCGGTTTCAAAAATAGTACTATAATTCGGATCAGAAGAATTCAATCTTTCGAATGCCAAATTTCTGCCTTCTCGTTTAATAAATTTATCGTGATTGCATCTAAAAGCCCATGCTGCTTTTACATAAGTCTTTCCATCTTGATCGAATACATCCGATGCAATAGTAATATCACGTTTACGATATAAATTTCTAACATACAAATATTTCAAATTGGACATAAAAACCTCAATTATTTGTTGGGAACAATTTCCATGCTATCTTTTTTCATGTAGAAAATCTGACTATCCTTCTCAGATTTTTTAACTCCTATGAAATCATTGCCATCGATAGTTTTGGATGGAAAATCTTTTGATGTGTAATACACAACATTATTAATTTTGCTACGTACCATTGTTAATGGTACAGAAGTCTTCTTTCTCATGTCTAGCCTCATGCAATAAGTTATTATAATATATATTGCCTTAAAAGTAAAGGGGGCATAAGCCCCCTTTGCTTATTTTTCTTTGTCTGCAGTATCTTCTGTAAGAAGAGCAGTGTTTTGCGAGATTCCGATTGGAATCTTTCTTGGTCGTTTTTCTTCTGGAATTACATTTTCAATAGAAATTTTCAAAATTCCATCTACAACATCAGCATATCTTACAACTGATGTATCAGATAAAGTGAAAACGTGTTTAAAATCGCGTTTAGCTAAACCATGATGTAAATACTCTACTTCAGAATCCGATTTCTCAGAAACACCAGAAACATGAAGTTTGTTGTGGTTTGTTTCTACGCTAATATCGTCTTTGCTAAATCCAGCAACAGCAATTTGAATTTCATAATTATACATATCAAATTTGACGATATTATATGGTGGATATGTTGGTGCTTTGTTTGTTCCTACCATTCTGTCTAGCTCTTCCATCGTAGAAAATAGACGATCAAAGCCAACAGTTGCGGGTAGTAATGATTTTCCGTATGGATATGTCATGATGTTTCTCCTAATTTATAGCGAGTTATTGTAAATAACTTCCCCGAAGGCGAAGTTTGACGAGAGGAATATTTTAATTGCCTATCCTCTCACTGCAATTCCCATCCCGATGGGTATAACTATTTATATCAAATGTTATTATTTTTCTTAGATCCAATTGAATATTTATGATGTATTTCCCAATCAGATTTTTCTTTATGCGTCAAAATTTTAATTTGACTCAAATCTACTGTATTATTTTTGATTGCATTTTCATTAGAAATTTTTAATAGTTCCCAATCTTGTAGAAGCAATGAGATACTATTTCTTCTAGCCAAATCGTTTTCGGAAATATCTGTAGGTCTTCCATCTAACGCAAAAAGCTCTTTAAAATGAACAATACGATAAAATCCTCTCTTATGTAGAATGTAGCAACTAGGATATAATGTTCTTTCTTTTCTAGATGCTACTCCGATTCTACTTAGAGTTTCTCTAATTTTTAGAAATGCTTCTTCGTTGTCTAATAGAATTTCAACTCCATGTCCCTTAAATATATCATCCGTCATAATTTTCTCCAAATAACAATGTGTATAAGTTATTTATTATTTGGAGTTTTTCCACCTTTATCTAATTTTTCTCTAATGATTTTAACATCTTCTGGCGATAATAATGATAAAACTTGCTTTGCTTTGTTGGAAGAATATCCAAAATATTCCTTAATATACTTAATATCGGGATTTTCCGTATATTTAACCCATTTTGCGTATCCTCTTTTATAGCCTTTAATGGAATAAAAAAGATAGTCATACTGTAATTTCTTATCTAAATGTGGATTCATGTTCATCTGATTAACATAAAAAATCGCATCTATATGACTAGATAGTGCTTTATTAACAATAAATGGATTATATTCTTTTTCTTCTTCTTGGGAGAGTATATACTCCTTAGTTTGTAATATAGATGGGACTATATCTTTAAATATGTCCATCACTTAAACTCCGCTTCAATCATTAACTCCGTGAAAAATCCCATAAATTGTATTTCTTGATCGGCAACAAACCCGCTTTGAAATTGATACTTAGCCAAAATTAGAATAACTGCAGGTATAGAGCTAGGTTTTAGAAAATCATATAATCCGTCATACACTTTTCTATAAATGATATTATGATCATTATCCACGTTAGCAACAATCCATTCCTTAACAGCAGTAAGGTTCTTTTCTTTAAGACTTTTAATCAATTCTTTCAGTTGAAGTTCGCCAACTTGAGATAAAATACCCGAATCAATTTTTCCATGAATGGAATATCTCTGAATCTCATTAAGAATACGTCTGTTATCGGGATACCATTTGTTTACAAATGTGGCAACAACTTCCTTATCAAACTCGATCCCTTCTGCTTCAAGTATAGTACAAACTCGTTTGAAAAATTGTATAATAAGTTTCTTCTTTTCTATTTTGTTAATAGTAAAGTTAACTACAGCACACCTAGAATGAATTGGTTCAATAATTTTATTCGCATAATTACATGTAAGAATAAAAGTACAATTACTTGAATATTTCTCCAAAAAATTTCTAAAAGCATCTTGAAAATTTCGAGTTGCGGCATCAAATTCATCCAGAATAACAACTTTTCTTCCTCCAGAAAGAGATACCGAAGAAGCGTAGTTTGAAATTTTGGTTCTTAGAGTATCAATACCATTCTCATCAGAAGCATTGATAAAAAGATAGTCACAACCAACCTCATTACAGAGAGCTTTAGCAATAGTAGTCTTTCCAGTACCAGCACCACCAACCAATAGTAGATTAGGAATTTCCTTTCGATTTACATATTCTTGAAAAGTACTTTTTGTATTTTCGGGAAGAATACAATCTTGTACTTTCGACGGGCGATATTTTTCAACAAATAAGAAATTATCAACATTCATAACAAAGACCTCAAATATAAATCATCAAATAAAAGCCGTCCTTGGCTCGAAAGTTACTTAACTATTTTCAGTAACAATTCCTTCATAGAGTAATTCAAACTCTTCTTGTTCTGCAACCACTTCGTTATAATTCTTCTTGTGATATGTCTTTGCCATTTTTCGAATAATTTTCTTCGGAATCTTCAATTCTTCGTGAACTGAATTGATAATTTCCTTCAGAGTATCGCGTTGAGCTTCTTGCATTGTCATAACATCGGACAACTCTTTCATGCCAGTCTTTAAAACGCGAAGTTCTTCTTCAGTAAATGTTCCAAATGTAGAAGCGACAGTCTTAGTCATATAATCCTCTGTTAGTTATAAGTTGATGAGTTTTCGGTAGCAATGTAATAAACAAGCCCCAATGCAGATTCTGTAAATTTAGCCAATCCCTTAGAACAAATTTCTACTTCATAACTTCCGGGAAGAATCTTCAGATTCTCAGTTCTAAAAACGGTTTTATACTTAGCTCCATTAGCATCTACATTCATGGAAATAGAGTTTGTATGAACCGAGTCATCATTTACATCAAAAGTAATTAAACTTACTACCTCCCCATCACTTTCAATAGCTACATTAGGAGATCCCAAAACATTTGCAGTTCTAAGTAACCAATTAAAATCTTCCTCCGAAAGAGTAAACTTTACATCTACAGTTGGAATTTGTGGACGTACATTAGGAGCCGCGACAATCATAGACGGATCTGTAAATCTATACTTGATCTTAGATCGTCCACCATATCCCTTGATGATAATATGCTTAGAATCAAATTCTAGTTCCGCTCCGTCCTTAAAAAGTGACATGACAGATAAAAAGTTATTCAGATCATAAATCCCAAAATTTTGGGGAATAGTTTCCGAAATCGTAGCATCTGCCAAGATATTCTTTTGCGGAGATACTGTTGATAGGATATTACCTTCCTTAAAATAAATTCCAGGATTGATACTGGAAAAATTTTTAAGGACATTTATTGTCTCACTACTTAGTTTCATTATATACCTCAATTATTATCAATAACACAAATTATAATACCCTGTAGGTCCAGTTGTCCTGACATTAGAAACAGTACAATTATCTAGATAATGATAGTCCATACTTCCTACTGGTCCTATATTAGTTTTAATGTCCGAAGAAACAGTCGATACGAAAGTTTCGTCTTCCTTTCTCATTTCGATCCATCTATTAAGAGAAACAATAGCTTCTTTAACATCCTTTTCAAGATCTTTGTGACCTCTTCCACCAGCCACCAACAGCTTTTTTACAGCATGTTGAATAGCTGGATCGGTCACGCCAAATAATTCCAAAACCCTATAAACATCAACACATTCGTAGGGAACTTTTTTATAATAGTGGGAATATTCTTTCATTATATACTATCCATCAATTAAAGTAAAGGATTTTATAGTTCACCAAGATGTTGTGCAACTGCTGGTAGATTACCCGTGAAGATGTAAGTTCCTACATGGGAAAGTTGTAGCCAAGGACACATCCAAACTTTAATTCCTAACTTTCTCATCTGATGGCAGTTACAATAATCTTCTGAAAGAGTTCTCTTGGATTCTGGATCGATGAATACATTAAAGAATGAACAAATTTCACGATCACCACCAAAATGAGCTTGTCCGACGTGATCTGGCTTATACATATATTCTGGATGAGCTTCTTGGAACTTCTCAAATACTTCTCTACGATACATACAAAATCCAGTACCAACTTCAGAAACTTCTAGAGGTTCTGTAACAGAAAATCTCTGCATTCCACCAACAGGATTAAATACCATAGATCCTACCAACTTTTGATACTCTTCAATAGGCAGAGCAGGATTCTTTTGAATTGCTTTGTGGAGTTGACCCCATTCAATACTCTTCTTGGGATACGGACCACCTATGATTTCTTTATCAAGCGCAAGCATGGCTACAATATCTTGTGCATTGAATGCGATATCGGCATCAATAAACATCATATGAGTACAATCAGAACGATTTAAGAATTCATCAACAATATAATTCCTAGCACGTTGAATTAAACTTTCATTAAAAAGAAAGCTAAACCTAACATCCACACCATATTGAACCATCATCGCTTGTAGATCCAAAAGACTCTTAGCAGTCATCCCAGTCATCTGACCGCCATAACAAGGCATTCCAATAAATAGTTTTTTAGATCTTAATGTTTCTGCAGAAATTTCAATTTTCATAATTTACCTATCAAGTTATATTAAATTTTTTCACCAACTTCAAATCCCCTTAATCTAACAAATCTAGGGAATCGAAGACTATAAGTTCCATTTTGATTCTGTGTTATAGCATCGCACTCAATTTCTGCGATTTTGCCAATAACCTTGGAAGAATTATTCCAATATAATTCTCGTTCCTTGTCCGTAAGTCCAGACCCAACATTGACTAAAATTTCTTTTTCGTCTTCATACCCATTACAGACAAGAGCACCCAATTTGCCCTTATATTTATCATCGCCCTCCTGTAAATTAATAATTTCTAAATCTATTGTCATTACGGGTTTTAACTTTAACCATGCTGCAGACCGCTTACACTCATAAGGCGCACTCAAGTCTTTAATCATGATTCCTTCTTTTCCAGCATCAATACATTTCTTATTAAACTCGTTAAATTTTTTTATTCCTACTTCTGAATCCATATCAATAGAAATACATTCCAACACTTTAATATTATCTAAACCAACTGTCCGCGAAGTAATTTCAGCCAAATTTAAAAATCTTTCATGTTGTGGTATATCAGATTTACCACATTGAAAATCTCTTAGAGGAATCATATCAAACAAATAAAGCATAGAATCGTTTGTTTGAATATCGGTCTTTCTATACAATTGCGTCATCAATGCTTGAAAAGACTCCGACATAATTTCTCCATCGAAAACAGTTGGTTCATCTAACATAGACCCCAAATCGGACAACTGTCCTCTGATTTTATCAAAGTTCAGAACCTCTTTTCCATTTCTAGAAAACTGATCAACTCTCCCATTAGGATAAACAATAGATAAAATTCTAGTACCATCTAATTTCTCTTGTAGAATTTTATTTCCTGTTAATTTAGTTTCGTGTAACTTGGAATCAAACGCCAACTGACAAGAAAATACAGGAATATTATATTTCTCCGATTTAAGTTTTTTAGCAACGTTGTTTACAGTCTTTACATCTACACCACATTTAAGATCTTTCATCAAAATTCTACGATACCAATTATTCCACATGTGCATAGATGAACTGATAGCCATTTCAAGAACCATTTTTCTAGCATCATTGCCAGTTACCTTTCTATCAATCAATAGGCTAACATTTTCAAAAAACTCTTCTTGAGTCAATTTATGTTCGGTATCAGAAATTTTCTCCGGTACTTGTTTAATACCGAAAGTAACCAATTTATCTAATGCAAGAGAAATACCTTTAAAAAATTCATCATTTTCACCTTGCATTTCTCTAAAAATAACAGACTCTTTGAATAGTCTACTATTATCAGATTCCAGTTCTAAAATAATATCAGATGGAATTTTTGTCACTCTCTATTCTCCGTTGTTGGATCAATTCACGAGCAAAACTTTTAATTCTTTTTTCTCTCCTTTTTAAAGAAGATTTCAGAGCCAAAGGTTTTGCGACTTTATCAAACGTAATACCATTCAAATGGTCGATTTCATGTTGGGCGACTCTAGCCGAAATGCCCGTCAAATTAATCTCTTTATTATTCCCATCTACATCCTGATACGAAACAGTAACATCTTTAGGTCTTGTAATAGCCATACTCAAAAATGGAAATGATAAGCAACCTTCCTCCATATGCACTGTTTCTAAAGAAGATCGGACAATTTTAGGATTAAATAATGTCATATATTCTTTATCAAATCCCATGACAAAAACTTTTCTAGAAATTCCACACTGAGGAGCAGCGACACCATATGCTCTATGCGTCTTCAAAGTTTCTGTTAATCTACCAGACAACTCTACAGCATTTTCGGAAGAAAAATTAAACTCTTCAGCAATCTGCTTCAAGATAGGATCGTTCTCTTCAACAAGTTCAAAACGATCATATTTATGTTCGATAATCTTTGTAGCCGATTCGCCCGTATCAATTGTAATCATTCCACTCATATATTTTACCTTAGTTCTATTAGTTTTGTAAAGTCTTTTTTCTTCTGAAACTTCAATGTTCTATCAAATTTATCGCCCAGAGTGTCTCCTTTATGCGAAATCACAATGACATTAGTATTAACATCTAACGATTCAATCAAATCCATAAATTGATCAATTCCATTCAAGTCCAAAGAAGAATCCAATGTCTCGTCAAAAATCAATAAATTAGTATTCACTGAATTTTTCATTTTAGCAATTTGTCTAAATGTAAACAGAATTGCCAAATCAATTCTTAATTTTTCCCCCTCAGAAAAATTCTCGTATTTAAATTCATCCCTATGCCTACTTTTAATAACTTCTTCGAAATTTTCGTTGATATTGAAATTAACAAAGAAATTCATCTGCGAAAGGTAAGCATTGATTAACTTATTCATTACAGGAATATATTGCTTAACAATTCTTGTCTTTATTCCTCCATCTTTTAATAGGACGGCAGAGAAATCATAATACTTTTTAGTATTTGTTAAATCATCTTGGTTTGATATATGCTTATCTAACTCCGTAGTTAATATAGTCAATTTCCCATCATTTTCATCAATCGCATTATTAGATATTTCAGAAATGGCTTTTAACTCTTTTTGAATATAATTTTGAATTGCCGAGATGGAGGCATTTAATTTTACGATCTCTGAATTGTGATCTTGTATATTTTTGTTAATTAATCTTATCTCATCCAATCTTTCTTCTAGTTTTGTTGCTTCTTCAGTTAATTTGGAAAGCCCGGTTTTCAATTCTAATTTCTTTTTATTATTCACTTCAATCTGCGTCGATTTAAACTCTTCATCAATAGATTGCCTACATGTAGGGCAACTATGATTTTTTTCAAAGAAATCACATTCTCTTCTCAATTTACTCAAATTAGTCTCAAGTTTAGATTCTATAGAAATCATTTTGCTTCTTTTGGTTTCTATAGAAGTTTTATCTATAATTTGTACTTGTAAAACATTTATATGTTTTTGAATAGAATCTATATCTTTTTGTAGAGAAGTAATTTGTTCATTGGATTTAGCTATTTCTTCCTGCTTCCTTTTAATTTCTTCTTGTGTATGTTCTTTATGTTCTTTGAGATTCTGTTTCTGCAATTCGATCTTTTCTGTTGTCAATTCTATATTATATTTTAGATCGTTACTTTCTTCTTTCAATTTAGAAAGTTTATCTTTGACCAAAACATTCATTGTAGAGAATATTTGAATATCTAACAATTCTTCTATAATAGATCTTCTATCTGCCGCTGGCATCTGCATAAAAGGATTATATCTAGCAGACCCCAAAATTACTACATTAATGAAAGACTTGTAATTGACTTTCAGAATATACTTCTCTAGATATTCTTGATAATCTTTAGAAGAAGCATCTTGATTAACAAGAACATCATTACAATATATTTCAAATACTGTTGGTTTCATTCCTCTCACAACCTTATACTCTCTATTACCAATAGAGAATTCAATTGTGACTAACATATTTGCTTTATTCTTAGAATTCAATAGATTTGGTTTATTTGCTTTACGAAAGGGTTTTCCATATAAAGCAAAGCAAATAGAATCCAGAATACAAGAAGATTTCCCAGATCCATTGACACCAACAGATAAAGTCTTCTTATGAGAATTGAGATTTATTTCTATAGGAGAATTTCCTACAGAAAAGAAGTTACGCATGGAAACGCGAGAAAATACTATCATAATATACTACTAAATTGATTCAAGGGACATCGCTTCGTCATAAAGCGAACTTAATATATTTTTTAATTTATTAGCATCTAACTCTTTTGTTTTTACATTATCTATATATCTGGATAAAATAGTAAGTGTGTCTTCTGTCTCATCAATATCATTGATTTCTTCGTTAAGAACATCAGCAGTATCCTCAATTATAACAAGATCTAGGGGATTAATCTTATATAAAGCATCAATGAATAAATCAAATAGATATGGATTTTGTTTATTCTTGACAACCACTTTAATGTAGGAACTTGCATATATATCAAGTTTAGATTGTTCTATCTGTTCTTTTATACTATCCTCGTTTAATAGATCATCATAAAAGATCTTATTAAACATTTTATAAGGATTCTGTACAAAATCTAAATCTCTTGTTTCGAAATTAAATACATGAAATCCTTTTGGATCAGCATCATCTTGCCATGTCAATTCATACGGGGTTCCCAAATAATATATATTACCTCTAGTAGAACGATGATGATAATGACCAGTAAAAACAAATTCAAATCTTTCGAATAACTTCCAATCCATGCCTTCGTCAGAGATAAATCCTTTATACATAGCGAAGTCACGCAGTTCCAAGTGACCGAAACAAATATCGGATGAACTCTTTCCTATCTTACGGATAGACTCTTCATAATTATCTTTACAAATCCAAGGAAGAAATAATGGTTTTATATTTGGAGCCAATTCAACATAATCTGGTTTTTCAATAGAGATAATATTTCTGTATTCTTTCAATAACAAATTTTGAGAATTTACATTGATAGTATCTCTATAAAAACTATCATGATTTCCAACCAAAGTATATAATGTAATATCGTATTCTTCTAACTTATCAAAGAAATATTTTTTGCATTCGGAGAGTCCTTGCAAATGGGCTTGTTTTCTGTTGTCAAAGATATCTCCGAGTTGTACGACAGTTTTTATATTATTATGCAATAAATACGGGAAAAATACATTGGTATAAAATTTTTCAAAGTATTCATTGAATGACTTTGAACCAGATCTAGCCAAAAAGTGTGAATCTCCAAGTATAGCAATTTTCATGTTATTTGTCAACTATCCTTTCATGATATTTTCAATTTGAACTTCATCAATGGTTTCGCGTTCCATTAATAGTTCAGCCATTTGTTCAACTTTATTCCAATTTTTCTTTAAAATTCTTTCGGCGGCTTTATAATTCTTGTTAATCAAAACTTGAATTTCTTTTTGTACCAAAGTAGTGATTTCTTCCATTCCAGATTTTAATTGCGAGGAATTAGTTAATCCATTCATTTCTACAAATTTAATTGGCGGGACTTTTTTACTCATTCCCCATTCAGTTACCATTTTAGTAGCAAGCGAAGTTGCACGTTCAATATCATTCGAAGCACCAGTAGTAACACCATCAAATCCAGCATAAATTTCCTCTGCAATCCTACCTCCATATAAAGAAGCAATTTGACTTTCCAATTTTATTTTACTAACTGAAACCGAATCTCTTTCTGGTAGGAACATAGTAATACCAAGTGCTCTGCCGCGAGGAATGATAGAAACTTTATAAATCGGATCATGTTCTTTAGAAAAATATCCTACAACAGCGTGTCCAGCTTCATGTATTGCTGTAAGTTTTCGTTCATCTTCTGACATTGTAAATGTCTTTCTTTCAACGCCCATCAAAATCTTATCCTTGGCTTTTTCAAAATTATGTTTCGAAACAACATCAGAATCTTCTCTAGAAGCGAAAATAGTAGCTTCATTTACAAGATTGGCTAATTCTGCCCCAGAGAAGCCAGATGTTCCTCTAGCAATACTATGCAAATCCACATCCTCGGACATAGGAATATTCTTTGTATGAACTTCAAGAATTTGAGTTCTGCCATTCAAATCCGGTAATCCAACCGCGATTTGACGATCAAATCTTCCGGGTCTTAATAATGCCTTATCTAAGATATCCGCACGATTTGTTGCGGCAATAACAATAATCCTAGAATTAGTACCAAATCCATCCATTTCTACCAGCAATGCATTTAATGTTTGGTCGCGTTCGTCATTTGAAACCATACCAGAACTTCTTGATTTACCGACAGCATCAATCTCGTCAATGAATAAAATAGCAGATTCATTTTTCTTCAATTCGACAAACATATCACGAACTCTAGAAGACCCCACACCAACAAACATTTCAACAAAGTCGGAACCGGAACAATAATAAAACGGTACACCAGCTTCATGAGCAACCGCTTTGGATAGCAATGTTTTACCAGTTCCGGGATCTCCTGTCAAGAGAACACCTTTCGGGACTTTACCGCCAAGCTTATTAAATTTTTCGGGATTTCTAAGAAAATCAATAACTTCTCGTAGTTCATCTTTTGCTTCATCACAACCAGCAACATCGGCAAAGGTAACTTCATTGTGTTCATCTTTTTCGAGAAGTTTAGCTTTGGAATTTCCAATAGATCCTAATCTACTACCAGCCTGTCTCCTAGCAAACCAAATCCATGCACAAATTAATAATACAATAGGAATTGAGTTAATTAAAATATCCATCCAAATACTTCTCTTTGGAGGATCTAAAACTACAACATCTACATTATGTGATAATAAATCATTAATTAATTGTGGATCATTATCTGGAGTATTAACTACAAACTCTTCGCCAGTTTTTGCAATAGCATGTAGACTACTTCCTTGAATCCTAACCTTAAAGATTCCATCGTGTTTAACAATATTCAAAAATCTAGTATAAGATGGTTGATATTGTTGCATTATTGGCTTAGTCATTCTATTATAAAATGTTACCGCAGCAAATACTACAGCAAATAGAATAACTGCCTTGATTAAAATTTGTTTATTCATTATTCTTCCTCTAGGAAATTTTCTAGACCCTTTTTCTTCTTGGAGTTCTCTTTCTTCTCCTTAACATTAGATTCATACTGCTCAATAAATTCATACAGATTATCATAAATTTGAATTTGGTTTATTGTGCCATCACCGAGTTCTAATAACTCTTCTTCATCAAGAATCCCAAAATTCTCGGTGGCTTTATATTTCACATATTGTTGTTTCTTTTCTTTTGCTATTCTTCTTACAAAAGCATACCAACAAATTTGGGTAAAATATGCAAATGGATTTGTTGACTTTGCCGGATCAAAATTCTCAAAATACATCAAACAATTTTCTATAGCATCCGAAACCATTTCGTCCTTATACGTATAACAGCAAAAATTAGGACGTTTCGCCAGATTCATAGCAATCTTTAAGAAACATTCACCAATATAATTGGGAATCCGGGGTTTCTTTTGTCCCGCGCTTTTAGAAACGTCCAAAGCGGTTTTATATTCGACAAGAGCTTTTAAAAAATCGTCATTATTAATATATTGTGTTGTAGTTTTCAATTTATTCTCCTAATAATCCTACTCATTGTATTATTATACCGCACTAATCGAAATAAGTAAAGGAAAAAATAATTCTTGACTTTTCCAAAAAATAGTAAGATAATAAGTATGTATTCAGTTGATGTACAATCTTTAATGCATCTTGTTTAAGCTCTTAGCATCCATACCTTCTAGCATAAGTTTTATATCTTTTTTATCTATTTCTGTCTTTTCTTCTTTTTCGAATTCGAAATCATTCAAGAAGTTAAGATAATATTCTTTAAAGTCTTGTTTTGGTTCTAACAGCAATAAAACCTCTGACAGAGGTAAAACTGCAAAGTTATTTTCCAACAAATTTAATGGTAGCCAGAAACTCAACATCATTTCTTGTGTATCTTCTTTAGTGTTGAAAGTTAAAAGAACATTCAACGGATACGTTAATCTGATGGTATCTGACTTTAAATCTTTTTCTACAAAAGAAATAATATCTTCTCCGCTTCTCAATCTTACAAATTTGATATGTCCCATAATTGTCTCTTTAAGAAAAATCTACATTAATAATTTTATAATCAAATTGTTCTTGATTATATGTTTTTATACGTTCTAAGAAATGAGAGAGTACAAAATTTTGATGTTTACCTACGCTTAGATTATCAACAATATCATATAGAGTTGCAACATCTTTTGATTCGTGAAGACGCAAAATTCTTCCTATTGATTGAAGATTTCTGATTCTAGATTTTCCTGAAATTGCAGAAATAATATTATGAAGATTTTTAATTGACACTCCAGTGCTCATTGTACCATAACTCGCTACGATAATAGCATTTAATTCCGATTCCATAATTTGACGAATCTTTTCTCTTTCGTCACCAGCAATGCCTCCGTGAATAAAATATACGTTTCTATTATTAAGATGTTTTGAATTTTTAATCATTTCGTATATTACTTTTCCGTGAGTTTCTACAAAATTAAATAGAATGATTGTATTTTTATCCAAAGAAAGAGATAGGTTTTTAATAAATGTATTTCTCTTGGTATTTGATACTAGATACTTTATCTCTTCTTGATATTTGAATTTTTTAATTGCTTTGCAAGTTTCTTTATCATATTTTAATACCAGACATTTGATATTAAATGCTGCAACTTGTTTTCTATCTATTAGTTCTTTTGTAGTTATCAGTTTATTAATAGGACCAAATAATCCAATTAATGTTTTTTCATTAACTTTTAAATTATCTAAAGTTCCTGTTAATCCTATTCTATAAGAAGCGTTAGTACATCTTTCTAATATACCAGTCAAAGAAGTAGCTTTGGCTGTATGAACTTCATCTGTAATAACAAAATCATATTGAGTAAAAAAGTTATTTTCTTTTATAGTATGAAGCGATTGCCATGTAGAAATAGTTATAATCTTGCTTGCATTTTTATCCTGTCCTTGATATATTTTATGGACATGTTTATCGCAATCCCAACAATTAAAATGAGAATAATCTTGAAAATCCGAATATAATTGATGAACTAATGATATACTAGGAACTATAATAAGTCCTTTTAATCCAGAATCAGACAAAAATTTGGCAATAAGATATATCGTAAGAGATTTGCCAGAAGAGGTCGGACTTAATATCAATTGTCTTTTATTGGAAACAGCATCAACAAATCCTTTTATTTGATAATCTCTAGGCTCTATTTCTTGTCCTTTTGATGATGGTTTTGTATTTTTTATGAAGTTTTCTGCGTCGAGTTCTAATCGTTTGGATTTTAAATTATCGGAAATTTCATAAGTATAGTCTCTGCTTTTACAGAAAGCAATTACCTGATTAAATAATCCAAAATATAGTTCTCCCCTATTTTTAGATGTTAATCTCAATAGTCTTAACTTCCCATCCCACATCTTAGCTCTATATTTTGGATGATATTTATAACCTTCCGCATAAAATGTAAATACATCTTGTAATTCATATAGAGTTGATTGTTCTCCGGAAACTATTATATAACTCTCATTTTTCTTTTCTATATGTAAATCAGCCATCATGCACCCGATAAAAATTTCTCATAATCAACCAAGGTTTTAAGTTGCCAAGTCCTTGATTTGAGTTCGTTTAAAATAGATTCACAGGTAGAAATGACCTGATCGTGATATATCTTTTTTTGGAGGAGTTTGATTAGAATTTCATCACAATTCAAATATTTTTCTAACCCAGTTTTTGTGACATGAAGATCAAATTGTTCCCATCCATATTCTTCTAGTGATTCTTGATCTAGTTGTCCAAGGTAATATTCAGAGCGAATATTTTTCATTTTATCGTAATCGAATTTGGCTTTAAAAGAAGCCATTTTGTGTTCATTAAGATACTTAATATATTTGGCATGTAATTTTGGAATGCCAATCAATTCAAGTTTTATCTTTCCTTCATCAATAACACAATCTTGCGCCCATTCTTCAAGCAATTGTTCCAGTTTTATCATAATATAGTCTCATAATTTAAATACGTTCAAAGTTATATAGTTGATATTTAAACGACGCTTTTGCAGTTAAAATATCATCTGCGCTTTGTGCCGAACTCATAGTTATTCCGGATAACGAAACCGGAAAAACATCTACAAATTTAACATTGGTTTTAAAATTATTTAGTGCCGTTAATGTAGACATATATGCATCCGAATATTGAGGAGTCATAGATTTCATAGTAATTATAGACTCTCTATTCAAGGTTTTATATTCCTCAAAAGAACACGGAAAAGAATATTTTCTAATCCAATCATGAATCACTTGCCATGACCAAAGTTCCTCGTCTACAATGAATTCGATATCCAATGTTTCATAAATTGCTTTATCTCCGGGTCTATACAAATCTACAAATGGTGTAGATTGTGTTACTGGCGTAGATGATATTCCCGGAATATTGACAGATCTGCAGAAATAAGTTACACTACTAATTCTCGGAAAAATAATCTGAAACTTTGTAGATTGTAAATAATTAGAATTCGGTGGATTTCTGGTTAATGCTGACATATTATTTTTATAGGTAAATAAAGTAGTATTTATAAACAATATAAAGGATGGGTTTGTAAAAAAATTAGATTAATAAAAAAAGGGAGCCGAAGCTCCCTTTTTGTTTTCCGTTTTAAACGGTATTACATAATATTGCGAACGGCAAAGATTCTGTAATAAACGTTCTTACGAGCAGTTAGTCTACCTTGACCAACATCTAGACCTTCCGCAAATGGGTTTGCAACCATTCCGTAACGAGTCTTGAAGCCAATCTTAGGTTGGAAAGTAGCTGGATCAACTGCACGAACCATTTGTAGAGGAACGTATGGGCAGTAGAATAGACCAGCATCATAAGGGGAAGTACCCTTATAACCAACTGTAACTAGTTCAGTACCAGCAGACATACCGCCGAAGTAAGGATCGATATAGACCTTAATACGACCATGTAGCATACCAGCATAGGTGTTACCAGTATCGTCAACTTGTAGATCAGCAGATAGTGCTGGGGTGTATTGTAGAACACCAGCCATAGCTAGAGCGGAAGCTACGTCAGAAGAAACGATAAGGATATTACCTTTCCCTCTACGAGTTTCTTTTGCAATTGCGTTGGCTTCTCTTTCGATATGATAGATTAGACCTTTGAAACGTTCAACGGACCAACGACCATTAGAGTCGGTATCTAGATCGAACACACCAGGAGTTACAGTACCCCATTGAGCACCAGGCTTTGCAACTTGGTAAATGGTACGGATAACTTCACGGTTGATTTCAGCAAGAATTTCTGTAGAAAGAATATTGCTTAGTTCGGTTTCTGCATCTAGACCATGAATTGCTTTTAGGTCTTGTGCTAGTTCGATTGAATATTCAGCCTTTAACGCACGAGTGTTAGCTGTTACAGTAACCTTGTCGATTGTAACTGCCATGTTTGCAGGTTCAATACCTTCACCAGTAGCAGTAGACATTCCTTTACCAGAAGTAAAGATATCGGTATTAGCGATATTAGCAACTGGGTTATTGGAAGTGTCAGAATCGTAACCACGACCGATAATACCAGAGAAAATGGTATTAGCTTCGTTGTAGAATGCTTCGTTATTGTTTTGTGAAGTATAACGTGAACGTAGAGCAAAGATTAGTCCAGTAGGACCAGTCATTGGCTGTACACCAGCAACATCATACGCAATTAGGTTAGGAAGCGAACGACGAACTAGACTGATTAGAATAGGATCGAAGTTTTGGATTCCACCAGCAACGTTAGTTGGTGCGGTTTCGTTAATGGCCTGACGTTCAGCATCCATAGCTTTTTGTTGGTTCTCAAGAACCATAGCTGTGACTGCCTTCTTGTAGGGGTCTTTAATTGGGTCTAGTTCTGGATGTTCCAGAATTGGACTCCACTTGTTTACAACTTCTTCTTCGTTTAAATACATTGTAGGTTTCTCCTTAATAAAATATTATTTAATATTTATAAAAAATTAAAATTTAGCGAGTCTAGTAATCTTGTTAACATAAGATTCGATTAAGGGATCGACTACTTTAGTCGTATTGTCTTCATCGATTTCAATCATGTCGTTTAAAGAATCTGTAGATGCTGTTCTGATTTCTGTTGGGAAATAGCTTTCCTTGATAGAAACTAATTTTTCTGAAAAATCTTCTTCAGAAACGAACTCAACATTCTTAGCTAGTGCTCTAACTTTCTCAGCTTGAGATAGTGTTAGACCTTCACATGCTAGATGAACTACTTCTTCTTTTCTGTGTTCGGATAGAGACTTCTTTAGATCAATATTCTTTAGATGTTGTTCATTGATTTGATCTTCTAGCTCTTCAACGCGATCAGCTAGTTGTTCAACGATATCAACTTTATCTTCTGGAATATCAATATAATGTTCTACGAACACATTCTTTAATGCTCCGATGAAATCTTCTACGATCTCAGAACGAAGTCCTTTTTCGATAGCTAATTCATTTTCAGCCATCCAATTTTCAACAACGTAGTCTAGGTAAGAATCTAGCTTAGATGCAAAATCTTCCTTAACTACTTCTAGAGTTTCTTCAAACTCAGCAATATACTTTTCTTCTAGTTCAGAAGCGATTTCTTCAACACGAGCTTCAACAGCCGCTTCGAAGATCATAGAAGCCTTTTCTTTGAATTCTTCAGAAAGGTTTTCGCCAGAAAGCATGGCATCAACGTCTTCTTTAACCTTCATTTTCATTTCGTCTTTCTTTGCTTTTTTTGCTTTCTTATTTTCTTCTTCGTCTTCGTCTTCATCGTCATAGGAATCGCAACTGTCGCCTTCCATGATTCTTACTGCTTCGTCTTTATCGCAACCATATTTTTCCATGAAAGATTCATCTTCCATATTTTCTAAGTCTTCCATAACTTCTTCAATGGTAGCTTCTTCCAATTCTTCCTCTTCTTCGTACTCTTCTTCTTCTTCTCCTTCGCAAGCTGCAACAGCTTTAGGATTGCCTTGCTTCTTGACGGAAGCTAGAGTGGCCTTAGTACGTTCGCCCTTTTCGGCGGATTTAGAAGTTTCTGGTTCGATTTCTGGGGACTTAGCTAGATCAGAACGACCAGCCTTTTCGCCTGGTTGAGTTGATAACTTCTTCATTGGTTCGGAACCAACTGGTGGGGTTTTACCCGGAGCAGTTGCTGTAGGAACTCCATTAGTAGGATCTAGAGCACTGTCATCAGTTGAATAACCATTTCTACCAATATCTTTTGTAGACTGCTGTGGAGCAGTTACGCTTGGCTTATATCCATCTCCGAAAGATGCAGATGGAGCAGCCTTTTTGCTGGCAGCAAGATTAGCAGAAGCATCACCTTCTAGAATCTTTGCAGCAGCTTCAGATAAATTTAATTTAGACATTTATAATCTCCTTAAATATGCTTAAATATATTATATAAGTTATTTATAAGAATGGATTTTTTTACAATCTATTCATATAGTTTTCAAAAATCTTTAAAGCTACTGCTTCAATATCTTTTGATTTTACTTTCTTCAATGTTTGCTTCGCTTCTTCTCTGTACTGTTGTACCCAACCTTTGCCATCGACAAACATCCACTCGGCATCTTCCATAATGCCATCAACCCAACAGGACAATCCTGATGGTTGTAGAACTGCATCTACACAAGAAATTGTAAAGTCTCCTTGTACAACTTTAATACCATTCTCTCCTTCTTTAATAGAACCTAATGCTCTAGAAGAACAACCAAAAGAAACTCCTCCCTCGATTAGAGCTTGTAGTTCTTTTCCTGCGGCGGTTTCTAAAATTTTCGCTTTACCATAAACATCTCCTTTATCGGAACCTTTTCTTTCCAATCTAAGTTCTGTGATGATGTGAGAAATCTTGCCTTCGGAAATTCTTGGACTATCTTCGTGGCCCAATGTACCAACCGCTCTATTACGATCTACATAATCTTCAATATATTTCTCTACCGCTGGAAACATTACGTTTTCTTGATAGATTCTATTGTTTCTGTTAGCAACTCCCCATTCCATAAATGGACCTTGGATATAATAATTCTTTTTTCCAGAAGCAGTAGATTCTGTCAAAACTTCAAAATCTTCTATATCTTCTCTTAGTAATTTCATTTATATTCCTCTTTAATTTGAAATTGTTTTATATTGAATCAGAATCCAATTTTTTTAATTGTTTTTTATATAAATTTGGTTCGTGTTCCTTAACTTTTTCTTTTCTAATGTGAGATAAAGTAGATCTAACAAGCAATGATGGTTTGTATGGCTCGTTTTGTTCTTTGATAGAAGCATGTTTTCTCCATGCAGAATATACATCTCTTGTAGAAAATGGAGAAACATCTTTTCCATGTGGAGAAAGAACTATATCTTCATGTCCTGGTTTTTTATATACTTTATGACTTGTCTTATTTTGTCTAGCAAATCTATAACCAATACCAGTCAATATATTATGAGCTTGTGAAAATTTCATAATTGTTGGTCTATTACTCGTCAACATAGAAGAAGATATATCAATTCTTTTTTCTTGTAATTTTAAACATATTTTTTCTTTAATAATATCTTCTAATATGATATTAGCCCGATCTATATCATTTTCTACCAAACAATTTATTAAATTTTTTATTTTTTCGGACATTTTTAAATTACCTTAAATCGTTGCTAATTGAAAATGCATACCATCTGGTTTTTTCCAATAACCACCCCATGCAAATCCCGCATCTGTAAAACATTTTACTAATTCCGGAGACATGGTTGGGGGTTTTCCAAATCTATTCCATGCAGCATTGATATCAATAGCAATTCCCCAAGAATGGAGAGACATTGATTTCGCCCCACGTTTTGATCTAATATTAAAACAACCATCCCATGTTTTGAGTTGGTCTGTTAGTCCTCTATGTAATATATTTTCAAATGCATTTGTTAAAGGAATTATCATATCTTTATTACAATAAATCTTTTTTGGGATAACTCCTACGTGTAAATAATTTGGAACGACCCAAAGAGTCATATTAGACTCTTTAAATGGGTTTCCATATTTTTTCCAACATTGTTCAGAAGTCACCAAAGACATATTATTCTCCGGTCATTATTACCAAGTTGGTATTTGCACCAATAGCAGTAACATTAGCTCTCATATAAGCCCAGCCTGGTTTTAGTGTGATATATGTAGTATTGCCAGAATCTGATCCATGAGTTACAGTATTCGAAGCAATCCAATGATTTCCATCCAAGGAAACATCAACTTTATATGAAGCACCGCCAGTACCATTTACATAAGATTGTACAATAGTATCGGTTCCGGTTGCTCTTGGTAAAGTATGTTCTGGCTTTGTTCCAGTTTGTCCGGATAAAAATCCATTAATACAATAATTATCAATTCCTTGCATATGTTTATTGCATTGAACTGTAAATGTATTTGAGGATGTTACTGTTGCAGTTGCTGTATACGCATCATAACTTGCACCAGATGTTAATGTGACTTCTGCTCCTGTAAATAATCCGTGATTATTGGCTGTTATAGTGATGACATTATTAGTATAAGTAAATGAATTTACTGGAAAAAATTGTTTAATGTATCTTACTCGTGAAACGCTCATTTATGTTTCCTTATTAAATTTATCTACAGAATATTTTAACATCTGTAAAAAGTTAGTTTCTGATTCAAGTATATATTCTTCAAATTCTACCTTACCATCGGAAATGGATTCATATAATTCTAGAATAGACTTTGAACATTCTTCGTTAATATTCAATGTAGAACCATCATGAAAATATAATGGTTCTACTTCTTCTATGGATTTTAACTGTTCTATGATAGAAAAATCGCATTCCATTAGTTCTAGGCCATTCTTCTCGTAATTTAAAGAAAAATACTTTTTTAACTGTTCGCAAAAATACAAAGCAACTTTTTGACCTCCCGGAAAGGTCTGAATAGCAGTTCTTCTCAGAACTAGATTTACAGGAGGTTCTCTAAAAGTTTTCTTTTTCATTTATTATTCTTCTACTTCTTCATTAGTAGCTTTCTTCTTTGCGGCATAATATGCACCAAGAGCCATTTGTCTTCTTTCTTCTTTAGATTTTCCTTCAAATCTGGAATCGTCAGAATGGACAAAATCTTTAATCCAAGCAGAAACGCCATCAGAAACTGATAATTTTTCTTCCAATTCTTCAGATTCTTTTCTAATCATTTTAAAATCTTGAGAATCTAATCTTCCGTTTTTATTTTTATCCAGTTTACGCTGTTTTCCTATAAGTTTTTCTTCTAAAGATTCATTAGCAGATTTTTCGGATGCAATTTTTACACCATGATATGTGTGGTCTGGAAATTTTGTATGCATTATTTTAATAGCTTTATCATTGGCATGTTTTGTAGTTTTTGCTTTAACTTCAAAATCGTGTCTATTACTTCGGTCATCATGCGGACTATTAGAAGCATATCCTGTAAATTTGAAAGTGGCTTCTTCCAAAGATTCATTAGCAGATTTTTTTAAATATCTTTGCATATACCAATCAGGAGTACCATTGTTTTTTCTCCAATATAAAACACCAGAAGCATCATTTACTTGATCTAAATATTTTGCTTCTGCTTTGTCTCCAGAAATTGTACCATGTGTTCTCATGGCTTTTGCAGCTTCGCCAGCATCTTTCATGATAAATCTTAGTTGATCATCAGATTTACTGTGATATTCGTGGCCTTCTAATGGATGTTGTTTAGATTTTCTGGCTTCTTCCAAAGATTCATTAGTATTCATGAATGATTGAGCAACTTCAATTCTTTTTGATTCTAGAGCATCAACAATTTTAGATTGAATGGCCGCTGTAATTGATGCTTGCATATCAGCAATATTATCGGACGAAGCATATTCAATAGCGTTTTTAATGTTTTCTTCCATTTAAGATTCCTCTTAATATTAGTTATTAATTATTAGTTATTTATTACTGTTGTATATTATACGGATTATTATTTCTTGATGTCGATTGTTGTGGTTGTTGCGATTGTTCTTGCTCTGCTCCAGCATCTATTTGTTGATCTGGTTGTGGCATTAACTTATTAGTAAGTTCCGCAGCTTGCGCCTGAAGAGTAATTTGCTTTTCTTGATCTTCGGATTGCTGTGTAAAGTCGGTGATTCTTTCTTCTGCAATTTCCTCGTCCATCAACTTCATTTCTTCTTCGTTCAAACGAAGAATATTTTCTCTAATCCATTTCTTAGAATAATATTTACCAACAAAAGGATCTACTGTAGCTAGAATATTTAACCTTTCGGTCATTAATTCGGATTCTTTCAATTCTACGAAATTATTATCAACCGTAAAATCGAAATAAATGTCTTGTTTAAATTGTTCCCATTCTTCTTCTGTGCAAATTCCTTTTAGAACTAACTGCACTCTCATAGCTTGATAGAAAATATCAGAGAATTTCTTCCTTAGTTTATCAACAAATTTAGAGAATTTTAATTCATCTCTAGTAATTTCCATTGAACGTCCAATGGATACTGCTTGACCCGGATCTAGTCTTGTAACAGGAACATTCAATGATTTATATAGTTTTTGCTGGAAATATTCCACCATTGCCATATCATTGAAATTGTCTGTCGATTGAAGGGTGGTAATTTCCGTGCCTTTTCCCCCATCAGAACGACGAGGTAGCCAAAAATCTTCCAACATGGAAAGATGTCTTCTATCATCTCTAACTTCGCCGGTGTTCGCATCATATACCAATTTATTTTTATATTTGGTCATGATATCACGAACATATTGTTCGGCTTTTTGTTTAGGTAAATTACCAACATCAATATAGAACACTCTTCTTTGTGGTGCTCTAGAAATTTTGTAAATGACTGAAGCATCTTCAATCATTCGTAATTGGTTTAATGGTTTAATTGCTTTATGTAAATAACTCAATACCATCGATCTTCTAGGGTCCATTAATCCCGAAGTGACGTAAATTATTGAATCTGTTGCTATTTTTACTCCAAGAGTAGTTAGACTTTGTGTTACCTTGTCATTATAGACGTAGTATTCTTCCACTTTATCAATTAGATCGACACCAGTTTGCGGGTCTTTTACTTTTTTGATTTGCCTAACTTTTTTAATTCTTCTTGGGTCGATATATCGTAATTCGAGAATTCCCTTTTGGGGATTATTAACATCAATAATAATTTGATAAAATAAACGTCCATCGACATAATATCTTCTGAATATATCAGAAGACATATTACTATAGTTTAGTAGTCTCTGGACGTTATCGAATTCGTCATAAATGGCTTTTTTGATTTTGTCTGATTGCTTTAAATCGTCTGTTACTAATTTAATGCTTTTACCATCGTCATCATTAACGATAGCTTCGTTAACAACATCTTCGATGGCAGCTTCAATTTCGGGTTGCATACTCATCTCTCTATAACGAGTGATAAGTTCAATTTCGTTTTTAGCAACGCCTTCGACATCTATAGATGCAGAACCAAAGAATGCCGAAGAAGATATAGTAAGAGAACCATCATCGTCAGGTGGTTGGACAAAGGTTTTATTATCTACTTCCTCTTCGGATTTTCTTCGAATTTTAAATCCAAATAAAGAAAAACTATTTTTATCAGCCATGAATACCTCTAATTACATAACAAAAAAATACAAATATTAGATAAAATCAGTGGTTTCTATATGCTGCCACCAGTTCATCGCAAAAGTAACAGAAAATTCTGCAATTCTGTCATTATCGCCCCAATCTACTGGAATAGCACCGATATCAACCGGAAAACACTTAATCATTTGATATTGTGCTTTGATAGAACCGTCTTTTCCATATTGAATAACTTTTCCATCCATTTGATAAACGGCTGGAGAAACATATGTAACACTTCTTACGTTTTGTACGTGTCTATTCAATTGATCAGACCATCTTTCTAAAAAAGCTCTTGGACCATCAAAAGTTAGATCATCTTCGTCTAATAGAACACTAATAGTCCAATCTCCAAAAACTCTATTACCGGCGAATTTGGCTTGACGACCAAAATAAAATGCTGGAGCAACCCCGATGCTAGAAGCAGGAATTGCAGAAGCCTTTGCTCTAATAGGCATTTTTAGACCAGTTCCAACTTGGTCAAAGAATATTTCAAAAAGATTTGGTCTTAGACCATCTCTTTGCATTTCTGAAATGAAATTATTAATATTAAACGCCATTGTTCATCTCCTTTAAAGATAGGTATATTATTTATTTAGTATTTATAAAAAATGCAAATTCAAGTTTTTTATAGAAAAAAAGGGAGCCGAAGCTCCCTTTTATGATCATATAATTATATTAGAACTGTCCAATTACTGTGGAGAATTCTACGCCACTTCTTACGGCTACAAAATTTAGCTGAATAAAGTTAATTGATCTTGCTGGTTTGATGTAGATATCACCAACAAAAGCATTTCTGTCAATTACATCTGGGGTATTATTTGTTTCATCACAAATAACTTTGAAGTCAATAATACCACGACGACCTTTAACAGTTCTTAGATATGGTTCAATCATAGCAACGAACTGTGCTCTGGTAAACGCATCATTGAATTCGAATAGGCTATATCTTGCAGATCTGGAGATAGCTTTTTCTAGAGTAATGAATAGTCTACGAACATTGATTCTATCAAATGCTGAAGGCTTTGCTTGCATGGTCTTGTCACCTAGTAGAACAACACCTTCGCCCTTCATGAAGATAACAGGATTAACACCATTTTTGTATAGTGCATCTCTTTCTGTCAGATTTGGCGACCAAGCTAATTTAACAACATTTTTAATCTTGCCACGATTGAAACCGCCTGGAGAGAACCAAGGATCGGCAACAGAGTCAGTATAAGCACACAGACCAGCAATGTCAGCATTCAAAGGAACCCAACGATAAACGTTGTTGTAACGATCATATTGATATTTCCAACCGGAGTCAGAAACCATATATGAACTGGATCTTGATAGAGTGTTTAGGAAGCTGTCATTATCTGTTACGATTCTTTCGACTTCTTGATTCGGTTTATTCACAACATCCGAGAATCTTGGAGAAACGAATAACATCAAATCCTTTCTACCAACAGTTGGAGATTCGGATTCTGGTCCTAGAACAATTTCATCTAGAACATGTTGAGCAACTCCGACACTAGAAGAACCAACGAATGCAAGAGAAATTTCGTATCTATCCTTATCTTTGAATCTATCCCAGTTTAATTCTAATGCTCCGTCAGAAGGAGTAGAACCATTAGCACCACCAGTTAAAGTAACAGTATAGTTTGATGGAGAGTAGAATCCAGATCCCATAGTAAGATCCGAAGACAATTTGCCCCATGTTGTAGAAGTATTCGAAAAATCTACTGGGTCCATTGCATAGATATACTGAGAATTTTGTTTTAGATATTCTTTGTAATAAGAACTTCTACCATTAATATCAACAGCATCAAATGATTTTGATAGAAATGCAAACTTCTCAATAATTGTATTTGCTTTTCCGGTAAATCCACCAGCAGAGTCGATAACAACAATATGTAATTCGTCATTGGCAACGTAGTTACCAGTCTTTTCAATGATATATTGAGAAGTTCCTGGAGCATTGTCGAAATAACGGGAATAATTCCAATCTGTAAAATCGGAATTTTTTGCACAAATGGAAACTGTTAAAGAATTTCCTAGTGTTCCTGGATATCTAGCAGCAAATGGACCAAAAGAATTTGTATTATTAGCGTAGAAGTACGTAGATTCGAATGTATCTTGGTTTTTGCATAGCAAAGTTCTGCTAACATTTGCAGTAGCATTGTTTGCGGTATTTGCGTCAACAGTTCTTACTACATACAATGCGTTGGTATAAGATAAGAAGTTCGCGCAAGAAAAGAAAGAAACAGCAGAAAAAGAATTTTCTATTGTTGATACTGGTTTTCCAAAAACTTCTATTAATTGATTTTCGTCAGAAATCAATGAAGGATCGTCACATGGACCCCAGTTGAATTGTCCTACATAAGCTCCAACGGAGGTTGCTACACTAGGTACGATAGTGGTTAAGTCAATTTCGTTGACAGCAATTCCAGGGCTTAGTTGATTAATTATGCTCATATATAATCTCCTTTAATAAAAAATATGTTTTATTATAAATTATTTAGTAAATCACACTTTTTCACCAAAGATTAGTTGGAATTTTAAGACGTATAAATAAACACAGACAATTGCTATAGATAGCACATCATCAAGCAACATATAAAGTTGTTCTTGCGCTGATGGTCAACCCAATAGTTCAAAGCTCACGGCGGATAATGGCTCTATACGACGATAACCATTAAAGAATTGGATGTAGTTTCAAGTGCTACCAATTTCTTACAGCTAGTTAAGACGAAGGTAAAAGGAGACAGCTAACCCCCCTTGTATACCTGTAATAAGGTTCTTCTACTTGAAATGCAAACCGAAATGGCTCCATACGATGACGTTTCAAAATTGCAACTTGCCCGTGTAGGGTAAGTTGCACCCAAAATTCACCCTCGATGACTAAAGTTAGATTAAATTAACCTCTAAAGAAATTATCAAAAAGTTCTTTATAGATATCATCATTTTTAGTACCCAGATTAGCATTAACCCACAAAGTGCCATCTTCCTGATAGAAATCTAATTGCATTCCATTTGTTGGACCAATTACAGGTAACATTTCATCGTCATCAAATTCTTCAAAATGTTCTATTTGTAATTGTCTTTTAATATCATGTGATACAATTTCTTTAAATAATTTTTGTGAAGCTAACCAAGCAAATATTACTAAAGTCATTGCTATGTCATCATTACAACCTTCTTCTGCTCTGTATGTTGGACCATCTACTACAAATGTAGTTAGTTCAGAAATAGTTTCAAAATCATTAATGATTAGTTTATCATTTTCTATTAATGTTTTTAATGATGAACATCCTACTCTTTTAACCAAAGGACTCATCTTCAATCCAGAGAATGTTTTACCGGATCTTAATGAAATTGTTTGAGCTTTTTTATTCCCCGACGATACCCTAAAAACATTTTCATATCCCAAATCTTCTTGTAATATGTCTGCTACTTGTGGATTATTATTGATTTCCACCAAAACGTGTGCAGTGTTGTAATAATCCGCACATGCTTTGACAATAGCTGGTAATACCATAGGAGAAATATTATTGTTTCTATATACTGCTACTTGTTTATATGGAATTGCTGAAATATCAAACACAGAAAATGCAGAATAGTCTAAATTCTTTCCTTCCGAGACATCTACAGTAATTGCATATAAATGATCTCCAGATATGGGTTTTCCTGTATAATCATCAATTGTTTCTTTTACAGGTTGCTCGTATATTGTCATATTGGAATATTCGCCAATAGGTTCTTTGTACGGAAGACAAGCTAATTTTTCTCCAGAGATTAATGTATTGGTTGAACCGAGGAACGAACATTCAATTTCTTGTGCGAATTGTCTTTCTGAAGTATTTCTTATAAATTCTTCTTTCCACTTCTCATCTCTTCCCGGAACTTGAGTCCAGTGAACGTCGATACATGAATAATCATTTTTTCCAGATTTTGCATCGGTAAAGATTTTATAGAATAGATTCATACCATTAGGAGTACTAATGATAGTGATCTTTGTTTTTTCGCCGGAAGAAATAACTGGATATACCGATGTAAAGAATTCTTCGGCTAGATTATTATGAACGTGGGCGAATTCGTCAAGTATGACATGGGTATAACTTCCGCCTCGCACTGCTGATGAAGATGTTGCGGCGGCGGTTACTTTCGATCCGTTTTCTAATTCAATATTACCTTTATTCCACACTACTACCCCTTGTTGCAAGAACATGGGCAGATTTTCGTATGATCTTTGATACCTATCAAGAAGATCCCTAGCCAATGACCCTTTATTAGCAAGGATAACAATATTTTGTGTATCTTTAAATAGAGATGACCATAAAACATAACCTATAGTAGTTTGACTTTTACCAGATTGGCGACCAATTCTGCCTACAACGCGACGATTATCGTAAATAGTCTTGATCATCTCTCTTTGGAAATCATATAACTTGAAAGGGATCACACCCCTATCAACGTGAATGATTTTCATGTAATTTTCTATAAAATATATCGGATCTTGGGAACATTTTAAATATTCCTCTAGTTGCTCCTGAGTATATTCTAATTGAACATTACATCTTTTTAAGAGTGGATTCGCTCGGTAGCTATCACTCAAATCCGTCATATTAATTTATCTCTTTAATATTATCTTCGTTCATTTGTTTTACTAGTTTCGATAGCTCCGAAGTAGAACCGACAAATAGTGCATTCTTGATTGTTGTTTGACCATCAGAAGAACCTTTTTGTTTGTAGTTTGATATTTCTCTCACTTTTTTGTGGAGATCAATCATTCTTTCGTTTGCTTCGATGGTATTTTTTAATAGCCCAGCAGCAACTTCAAAATCTCGTCCTTTTTCCGATTCTCTTGCTATAGCTAGAATATCATCAATTGCATCTTTACTTTTTTCTATCAATTCATGCATATTTTCTCTAGCAATTTCATAATCTTTTTTCAGATCTAATTCTAGAGTTTCGTGCGGAATTGAATCGTATGTTTTTTTGGGAAGATTAGACGGTTCTACAGGAGTTACATCGAAGAACTCTTCCATATTTTTTTCAAATTTACTTGTCATAGTATTATGTATTTGGGTATTCTGTTACTATCGTATTTGCTGTCCAATAAGAATTTGCGTTGGCGTTTGTGGGATCTGCGGTTGTTGTTATTCTCATTGCTATTACAGTATTTACCGATGGAGCAATTGGGATATGTATAGATAGTGTTTCGGAACCGATTATAGGTTGATTTAATTTAAAATCACCACAAACATCCGATATAATTATAGTATTTGCGTTTGCATCCCACAATTGAACTTTACCTGTCGCGTAGGCATAATCCAAAGATTGTCCTTGATATACTAATTCTTTATTACCATAATCTCCATATCCATTAGGAAGTACAGTATATGATTTCGAGATTTCTCCTGTACAACAAACTCCTTCTCCATCGAAATTTGAAGAAACTCCTGTAGAGGTTGAAATATTTAAAGTTGTATTTGCGATTAGTTTAGTATCTTTTATTGCACCGAATATAAATGCTTTTACTGTAAATTTTAATGACCAAATTACTGTTCTTACTTCTGAATTGAAGTCTCCATCAGATTCTATTATTTGTTGAACATCGTTAAGAACAATCGGAACTGATTTGGATATTCCCATTTCCGGAACAAGATTTAATTTCATTGAGTAATCCGGAGTAAAATAAGGAATTATTTGTTCGATTATTTGATTTCCGTCTTCGACATTTCTAGTATAAATTGTCAATGAAAATCCAAAATCATACGGTACTGGATTATACATTGAAAGAGCATTTGCTCCACCAGACGGACTAGAAGCAAAATTTTTGTTATTAGTATTTAATTTTCTAGAAGCATCATAATTAAATCCTACCATTTCATACGACATTCTAGGAAGTGCTATCTGAATTTTTTTCTGTAATTCCGGATCTCCTCTTAAACGTTTTACATATTTTTCGCCATCACCATATTCTATGGGAACAATAAATCTTTGATTTTCTGTATTATTAGGATTTTGTCTTATTAAAACGATATTATTAAATAATGAAGCAAATGCAATATTAATTTTTCTAATAGTTTTATAATAATTACTTAATGTTGTCAAAATAATCCTCCAAATGGATTAGATTCAGAGGTATCAATAAAATTATCTACCTGAGTTTCTATTACTTTATTATCCCAAGAATTTTCTTTTTGCGAATAATTCAAAGGATCGTATGTTTGTAATATGTATCTAGCATTACTAGAGTTTCCTATAATAGTTTCTGTATTAGAAAATACTCCAGAAATATTTGTAAGCGTTAAAGTATTTGCTGGATAATTCCAACCGTGTACTGTTCCTTTTGCCGTGGATGATAAAACATTAGCTCCTTGAAAAGCAATCTCATTGATTGTATAATTACCAGTTCCGGAGGAAACTATATATTCTATAGAATATGCATCCATTTCATTTATGATATCAATATCTTCGATACCAGTATTGATTTCATCGTTTGAATATTTGAATAGTTCTAATTCAAGTTCCCAATAATATGGAGAAGATCTACCCAGAGTAAAGAAATCCGTAGCATCGTTTACAAATTTAATTTCATAAAGTTCTCCGGTTCCCGATAAAAATGGAATATAAACTAAATCTCCTTCTCTTGGTCTTTGAAATTTATCTTGAGGAACTCTTTTAGCAAATGCTCTTCTTGGCATTTGAATTCTTATAGAGTTTTTAATTTCTAAGCCAAATTTGGAAAAAAATTCTCCGGACATTCCAGGATCTACAGAATTTGAAAGATAGACTTCTAGAGGATATGCTGCCTCAAATTTTTTAAGAGGATCATCTGAGAATACTAAATCCCTTGCTTGGTCATTTGAATTTGGTAAATAATAACAATCAAATCCCATGATTTTGACTGCTTCGTGAATTAAATCCTCAACAAGATTTTGTTCTGGCTTGGATTTGTAATTATTAAAAAATGCTGAAGTAGCCATTATTTTATATGTCCGATATTAATTTATATCCTTCCGGCTCTGTTCCCGGAAAACAATATTTAAATTTGTTTAATTCAATATTTATGTATTTTTTTCTTCCTATTTTGGATTCGGAAACTTTTTTTCGATTTTCTGGATCGGCCATAGAATTTCTTTCTCCCATTCCTTTCCCTGTTCTGGATTGTTTTTGTTTTTCCACAGTTTCTTTTGAAGGTTTTTTCCCTAATCTACTTTTTGAGATTTTTTCTTTTGCTTCTTCTGTGTGCGAATAAGTCATTCCTAAAGCATATTGGTTTCCTATTAATGATTCGGAAATTTTTTTGGAAGTTTCTTCTTTCTGTTCTTCGGTTAGGTTTTCGTACCATTGTTTCATTATTTCGGAATGTTTGGATTTAAATTTTTCATCTTTAAATCTTTCGAGAGCTTTTTTTCTTATTTTATTTTTGGTCGAGCGCCCACATTTTCTTCCATGTGATCCTTCACCGCCCAGAGTTAAATTGTAACCCTTGCAATCTATAAACCCACAATATGATTTATATTCGAGGATGAAATAATTTTCCATTACATTTTTTGTATGTTCTCTATATTTAGATTGATATAGAACTTCCCACGAAAAATTATTAATTCCATATTTTCTAATTGCTTCATAAAATGCAGAAAAATGTTTATTATTTAGTTTTTCTGTGACATTTTTTATATGGTCTTTTTTCCTTTTATCAAAGTTTTGGGTAAAACCAATGTAGACTTTTCCGTTAATTACATTTTTTGCTTTATATATGGTATAAATATTCATAGCTGAATCTCCTATATTAAAGTTTTGGATTTAGAGTAGGTGGGAATGCTGGTTCCGCGACCTACATTTTTTTAAAAATTAATTTACCCCATCATTAGCTCGCACGGGAGTTCGTACTTATCTTGCATTTCCGCTTCGAGTTGTTTTATTTGTTGAAGAGCATCTTGATAGATATTATCACCATTTAAATTGATACCACCCGGAAGAGTTATCCCTTGGAATTTACGAAGATTCTCTCCCCATTGACGTTTAATTAATGCAGTAGCATATTCTTTTATCCAACGATCATTATAAACATCATTAAAAATTTCTGGATCGATTAATTTATAACATTCAAATACTAATTCTGTTCCTTCTGGACATTGGGAAGTTCCCCAACCCATATCAGCATATACTCTATTCTGATGTCTTTGAAATCTAATAGGAATTTCTCCGACAAATAATAATTCCAAAGATCTTATATGTTGCATAGCTATTGTGTATGACAACATTGAAGTGGAAGAAAGATCCCAAAGATTATTAAGAATCAATTGATATCTAATATCCCACATATAAGATTTAGAAAGAAGATTATTGAGAGGAAGAATTCTTGTCACGCCAGTAATAGAATCGTCTACTGAAATATATCTATTTTCAATATCCGTTGATGTTACAGTATGTTTTAAGTATGTTTTAATTACAGCATCGTAATGATAATCGGAATAAAATTGAAATGCGTCAGATATACGATCTTCAATCTGTTCATCGGAAATATTAATTTCTATGACAGGAAAACCGAGTCTTCTTAGACAATAATCTTTTAATTCTTCTCTTGATGATACTGTTGACATTTGAGTTTAAATTCCTTAGTTAATTTTAAATTTTAATTTTCATTAATAAGAATCTATTCTATTAATGGTAGAGTTTTGTTTTCTAACAAATTCTTAATTTCTTCGGATTCGATTAATTGTCTGATTTGAGTTACGTTTTCTGGAAATAACCTATCTTGTACTCTACCATCTTCTATGCATTGTTTTATATTTGTTATTTCTGGTAGAATACTTGATTTGAAATCTGGATGCATTCTCATAGTATTGAATTCGTCTATGGGAATAGTTCCGGATGTTATAAGACAATTTTCCGCCCTATTAATTAACTCCAATCTCCATTCTTCACGTTGAGAAATTTCGCTGGCTTCTGAGTCGGGTACGTGAGAATATTTTCTATGAGGTTCTATTCTACGTATACATTCTTCTATAAATTCCAGTTCTTCTGATGCAGCTTTCACGGTGTTGTTAAATGTGTCCTCCACAGCTTCTAATTCCGCCAAATCTGCTTCTGCTAATAAAATTTCTACCTCATCGGGGCTATTTAATGCTCTTGAGGCAGATAGTTTTTTCGCTTTATTTTTTAATAATGTGGTTTTCGTCATTTTTAGTGCATTCGACCTGTCTTCTCTTAGATCTTTTAGAATAAAGTATGCTCCATCTGTCGTGTGACACGACCCCACTAAAAAGTATAAAATTTGAAAATTTGTGTTTAATCTGTTATTACTAGAATGCATAATATTGTCCTAAAAAATTAAAAACTTCCGGGAGGATTTGATGCTGCTCCGGTCCCATCGGCATTATATGGAAAAACATTACTAACCGTTATCGAAGTATCGGAAGAATAAGTATATTGTAAAATATTCGTACTAGAAGCATAACATCCTATAGTACCGTTACCGGCTCCAGAATGTCCCTGTGGAGAATTAGGAAGAGCATTTCTATTGACAAAGGCATTATTGCTATATGTGTACCTACCATGACTATTATAGTGTGATATATACGCATCAGTCGTTGTAGAGGTTGAAGCCGCAAAATATGCACTAAAATAAAGATATCCGACAGTTTTTGTGTTGTTTGTTAGATTCCATCTATCTAGTTTGTTAGTTCCTGTATATGAGGAAAAGAAATATCCATAAGTGCTATTATTTGTTCCGGTACAAAAATAATCTGTATCTGTTAGATTAGTACCAGAAACACATGAATTTGTGGAGTAAGTATAAATGGAGGTTGTATTAGTATACAAATTTATGGAACTTAATTGTGAATGACTAAATACAGCTTGTGTTGCATTTCCTATAGCAGATCCTGCCGAATGTACTCTATTTAAGTTAGTAGAGTTTGTATACGAGTTATTTGAGAATGTGAATCTTGTTGTGGTAGCTATATAGTAACCCTCGACACCACCTCCCATAAATGCAAATGTGGATGTACTAGTAACGGCTCTGGCCGAAGATGTTCTAGCGGTAGGTACTGAAGTAGTTTCGACGGATAAACCAGTAGAATACCCATACTTACGACTATTAAAAGTTATAAGACCTACCCCCCAACCAGACCCTAGATATAGGCCATATTGACTTGTAATATCATTAGCTTTTCCATAGAAATTACTAATAGATATCTGTCCAGAAGCCACTCCAGCCAAAGTTCTTAGTGGTGTTTCGTTTAGATTGGAAGATTGCGTTGCAGTCCTGCCCAATTCCAAATTTATAGACTGACCAACAGTCGTGCCACCAATTGATAATGTTCCTGTAGTATTTAAAGGCATTATTTTATCCGCTTATTGGATATGGTGGTTTGGATATATTCTGAATTTCCCATGTTTGCAAAGATTCGTCCCAATAATAGTCTTGTCCATCTTCTGGTTTTGGAATTGGTGACATCCAAGAATTTGTTTCTTCGCTCCATGACCAACTTGGATATGGTTGTGGTCCTTTATCGCGTTCTTTTGCCAAATGAAAATATAAAGAATATAAAGAATCGTATAATTCTTTATAAGTCATCGACTTTCCAGAATTTTGCTTGGTTTCGGAATCTACAATATCAAAAACGGTATTTGAATTTTCTTGTGTAAGAGATTTGTATACAGGACACAATGGATTGTATTGTTTTTTTAGCAAAGTACCATCGGTAAAATTAAATAATTCTTCTTCTATATATGTGATGGAAGGAGATTCCCCATAGTCGTTTAAAAGAACAATTTTATTTGCTCTTATCCAAGTTTCTCCATTTACATTAGTTTTATCGTAATTTGGCATTAATTCACCTTCTATTGATCTTTTTGTTATCTATAAAAATAAATATTTATTCGGATTGGGAATAGTTGAATTTGTAATATTCTTCCATATTATGCGCTACTAAGTCCCATCCACCTTCTTTATAATATTTATCCCACATATTTTTGTATATTTCTTCAAACTCTTCTTCTTTTACGTTAAGCCAAGAATGTTTTAGTATTAAGTACCAAATATATTCGGCTCTATCTTTAAATTCGTAGATTTTTTTGTGATATATATCATATTCTTTTTCGTTCAAAAAATCTATATGAGCGTTTGGGCAAGGTGTATCTTTTAATATTGATAGATCTTTTGTTAAGATTTCTTCGCTTCTATCGTAATAATTTATAGTAATTTTGTATTCCGGTATGACTTCTTCTATTGGCGGATTGTTTTCTAATACAAATTTATAGATATCTTCAATTTTTATCATAATTCTACTATATTCCAAGAGAGAGTTTCTTCGTTCCAGTCATATATATTTCCGTCTTGGGGATATTGAACTGGGGCTTCCCAATCACATTCTTCATTTAAAATCCAACTAGGATAAAGTTGTGGTTCTATAAAGCAATCTTTTTCCGAATCGTATTTGAACCCTATCCCAGCGCCACGTTTTCTGAATGCCCCATTGTAACTGGTTTGCTTCCATGTGGTGTTATTACCGTATAAAAATTTACAAAATTCTATTCCTATTGGTTCAGACTCCGGAAAGGGTAGATCTCTTATAACATTATTATTAACAACTATCACAGTTTCAACAATATTATTCTCGTCTAATTTTGCAAAATGTGCCATACTTACTCACCAAGTAATAGTTCCAGATCCAGTAAAAGTATATATTTTATATCCCCCAGAATTTAAATATGTAGGAGATCCTGTTGTAGATACAGCATCTTTAAGTGTATTAGAGTATCTTATGCCAACTATTCCAGAACCACCCGTTCCACTATTAAGAGATGATCCTGCTGCAGTAGCACCGCCGCCTCCTCCAGTATTTACTGTCCCTGCTGTTGCTGATTGTGGAGAAGTTCCGTTTGTCCCCACTCCCCCGGCACCGCCGCCGCCAGATCCACCGGCTCCTATGTCAATAGTTGAACAACCGCCGCCGCCGCCACCAAAGGTTCCACCAAAAGTAGATTTTCCGGCACCCCCATTTCCAACTGGATTTCTGGTAGTAGAATTTCCTCCGGCAGCACCTGCTCCTCCTCCTCCTCCTCCGGCTCCTACCAACGCACCCCCAAGTAAACCATTCCCACCAGCGAATCCTTGTCCAGAAGTTCCTGCTGCACCAGCGGTATAACTGGTTGTTGATCCACCAGCACCTCCGGAACCTCCTGTTGAAGCGGTAGCGGAATTTCTCGCGCCTTTTCCTCCTCCAGTAGCAGTTATCGAAGAAAAAACAGAACTAGATCCAGCGGCATCCACGCTTGCTCCACCAGCGCCTACTGTTACTGTATACGCTACTCCAGTAGAAACTGCTACAGAACCTGTCAAAACACCTCCCCCACCACCAGCGCCAGGATGTCCTTGGGAAGTTGTTCCCCCAGAAGAACCACCACCAGCAACAACGTAATACTCTACGGAAGAAGGGGGGAGGATATACGATTTTCCATAAAAATTACTTAGAGAAATTGCTCCAGACGCAACACCAGCAAGAGTTCTAACGACAGTTTCATTTAAATTCGTCGTTGCTCCTGCTGCTCTTGTTATTTCTAAATTGATGGATCTATTAGCCGTAGATCCGCCAATTGACATTTCTCCAGATGCCGCTAGTGTCATATATTATGGTGTTGGGTCTGTAAATTTATCTGCCAAATCTCTCTTTTCAGCTAAATGAAAATACAAAGAATGTATTAAAACGTACAAATCTTGATATGTTGCAGTATTTCCCGTTGGTAATTCTGTCTCTGGATTAATTAATTCAAAAGTTGTATTGGCATTATCGGAAATAAAAGTTTCCGTTACAGGATTAAATGTAGTGTATAATGACTTAACTATTTTCCCGTCGGAAAAATTAAATAATTCTTCTTCCTGATAATAGATTCTAGGAGGTTGTCCGTAGTCGTTTGTACAAATAATTTTATTGGATCTGATCCAACTTTCACCAGTAACAGACGTTTCGTTATATTTTGGCATAATTTTACTTTACAACTTTATCGGATAAAGGACCATCTGGTTTTTGTTCCATTTGATCGTTAACTTGTTTATGAATATTATTAAACATTTGTAAAGAAGATTCTAAAGGAAGTTTACCAAGTCCAGCAAGAACAAGGTTGATTTCATTAATGTTTAATTGTAAAGTTAATAATTTTTCTTCATTCATTTCGTTTTCTCCATGTTAAATATTTATTTATACCGAAACATTTTCCGTATTTGCCCAAGGTAAAGAAGGTTCTGTTACTGGGTTTATTTTCAAATCTATTTGCTCTTGGATTTTTTCGTTTACGTGTCTTTCGTAATCGCCAACAACAATAGATTTAATCCAATCAAGAACATTTTCTTCTGTAAGTTGGTCGAATGGAACAAACGGTCCAGAATTATCGGTTGGGTCTGGAGTAAACGGGGTTGCTCCAGAAAACTTTCCTTCGTTTCCGTTTTCGTCTGTGCCAATCTTTTCCCAGTATGTTTGTACTACTGCGTTTTCTTTATTTTCAGAAACATTTTGTACCTTTAATCCGGTAACTTTCCAAGTATATGTAATTGTCATTTTTACTCCAAATTTAATAATAATTTTAATTTATTTATTGTTTCTTGTTGTTTATCAATTTGATTTTGTTGTTCTTTTATTCCTTGTATTAATAAGGGAACGATTCGATCATATTGAACTGTTTTATAATCTTCACCAGATTTAGATTTTCCTAGTCTTGATAATTCTTCTTCTGAATATTCTTTTTCTGGTTCCGGCGTCCAACGATCAAATGGTGCTAAAGTAATTACTTGTGGTAAAACTTCTTCGATTTCTTGTGCAATTACGCCAATATCGTTATATTTGTTTTCTGGAGTAAATCCAACTTCCTCTGCTAAATCGTTCCAATCAAAGGTAACACCTCTTATTTTTTTAATCTTTTCTATAGCATTTGGAATTTCTTTGATGTTTTCTTTTAATCTTTTATCCGAAGCATATGCAGTAACGTTATATATTGCTGAAATATTTCCGCCCCATGTTACATCATTATTAGTTAAATTTAGAGTCATGGGCCATGAACCGCTACCTACCGTAGTCCAAGTTGTTGTATCATTTCCTCCTCTCAAAATATACAAAAGGTTGCTGTTATTATGAAGCATTGCACAATTGGCATCAGTATCTCTGAAATATATAGTAGGAGAAGCGCCTCTTATAAAAAGAGCATTGGGAGTAAAATAATTGTTTGTGTCGCCTCTTAAATAGAATACATTAGCTCTACAATCATTTAAATGTGATACAGAATTTGGATCTACAAAATATGCAGTATCATTAGTATCATAAAATCCGGTAAAATATGAAAAATTTCCGTTTCCATAAAACATATTGTCGCAATTTATACGACTACATTGAGAAGTTCCGTTTGGATCTACATAATATGCAGTATTATTATAATCATAGAATAACGGAGATCTCATATCGGTAACGCATCTAATACTCCCAGTAACAGACGCTCTAAAACCCCCATTAACCAAAACTAATAATCCGTGATCATTTAAGTTTCCTGCAACTCCTCCAGCGTTTGGGTGCGACCAAGCCAACCCGTATAGGTTGCCGGTATTTGTTCCGTCATCCGGCAAGTACCAACTTTCTCCCATAGACCAAACGCCTTGGTATCTTGTTGAATCGTATACACCAAAAACACTATGCCCATAATTTCTAGTTAATTTTATTCTGCTTGCTATTATATGATTTGTGCTTGATGTGCTTGCTGCATTTATATAATATCCGGTATCATTATAATCGTAGAATATTGGCGCTCTTACATCAACGCTGTTTGTTGCAGAAGACCCTGCTGGCATTGCATAAGAAGTGTAGTTACCATCATCAATTTGCGTTCGCCAAGGAGAGTAAGTAGGTATAGCCGTCTGGATACCTCTTGAGTACATCCGGCCAGTGGAGTACTCGATAACAAGCTGTGCTGCTGTATCCCCTCGTTCGTACATCTGGATGAAGTTACTATACGCACTGACAGGGGGACCGTTAGTAGGTGCATCATTTACACTGTAAATGCCAGAGGCAAGCGTTCGCTGGGCGTTAAAATCTATATTGCCAATAGCCCCACCACGGACTAAGGCGTTTGTAATACCATACCCGGATACTGTGGTTGGTTTACTGGTAATGCCAGACCACGCGACAGAACCCGCACTTCCCGTAGTATTCTGATTCAGAGTTGGTACATCTGCTGCTTGAATTGCAGAAGAAACGAAATTAGTACCATTACCTCGGAGATATTGACCAGACGTTGCTGCATTGTTGATACGAAATCCTGTTACAACACTAAGTATACCAGTTGCAAGGAGACTCATGGTGTTAGTTGTGCCGTGATACCACTTGAATCCACCATTTGTATTATCTACGGTACTAAACCACAAATTATTATTTTCGATACCTAATGCAAAATCTACTGATGATGCTCCTACGTTGGGATATAAAACGATTTTCGTACCTGCACTTCTAGTAGTAAATGCTGGAGCACCAACTCCGTTGGTATTAAAATCAATTCTATTGCCCGTTGCACCATTTATATAAATTTGACCACTGCCCGTAGCAGCATTCCATGCAAGGGTAGATGTTAGTTGTCCAGTTAATGTCCCACCCGCTAATGCAAGTGCTCCTATGCTATTATGCGAAATAGTCACGGCAGTAGAACCGTTAAAGGTTGTTCCAGAAGCTGCACCAGATCCGCCGTTGTTAAACGTTACTGCATTTCCAACCGATCCAGAGCTTCCTCCGATAGACAAACTTGATGCTGTTCCGGTTAATCCGGTTCCTGCTCCAAAAAATGTTGTGGCATAAACATTGCCAGAAACTCCAGCGCCACCAGTTACAATTAATGTTCCTGTTGTAGTATTAGTAGAAGCGGTATTTGCAGTTAGTGCTAATGTATTTGCTTTGGCGGTTCCGTTAACGTCTAGTTTGTAAGATGGGGAGCTAACTCCAATCCCCAAATTCCCAGCCAATGTCAGCGTCATTGCTAGTGTAGGAGAAATCACCGCACCAGCAGTACCAGATACTACGGTAAAAAATTGGTGACTCCCAAAGTTTTGTGTATATGCAGACGCCGTTCCTGTCGTTCTATAGATAAATTGACCACTATCGTTTAAATACGCATTAGAGGCTACTCGAACAAGAGAACCGGAAATACTTGCGTCTATAGAACCATTTCCGATTTCGACCGCTTTATATGATGAATTCCAAGCACTCGGAGTGGTCCCAATTCCCACATTACCCGATGAGTTGATCCGAAGACGTTCTACAGAATCTGTTGCGAAAATCAAATCGCCTATCGAAGCAACTCCCATTTCTCCAATACTATTAACGTCTGGTCCGATGTATCCGTAAATATTGCTGCCTGAACTAAAAGTTAGATACCCTAACCCGGCAGTTTCGCAATCAAAAGTGCCATAATTTTTAGTCGAAGATGCATAAACCTGTAATGCCCCTCCAGAAAGAGGACCGCTGAGTGGGACCATTCCAATCCCAAGACTCCCAGTTCCAGCGTCAAAAGCAAGTGCGTTGTTAGCAAATCCAGCAAGATTTCCATTAGTATCAGAAATCAACTGTGGATAGTATATTCCAGAAGTAGTATTGTTTATTACTTCGTATGTTGCAACATTGGCAGTTAAATTTGACGCAGTTCCAGTTAATCCGGTTCCTGCTCCAAAGAATGTCGTGGCATATAAATTACCATCGTAATTTAATCTATTAGTATTTGTTGGTGCAGTCGAACCACCATCAAACTGACCAGCAGTTTTCGTAGTTCCATTATATTCAATAAACGATGGAGTTGTGGAACCAGCGGTAACACCTCTATCGCCCGGAATTGTACCAGAAGATAAATTTGTGGCATTTCCTCTGTAGGTATTTGCTGTGTTTGCAGCAGCCCATGCATTATTTGCTGTTATATAAGCATTATTAGCAGTACTTGATGCAAATGTATATGAAGCATTAGCTCCAGCCCAAGCAGAGTTCGCAGTACTATATGCCGCATTAGCTTTTTGATGAGACGCATTAGCACCTGCCCAAGCATTATTAGCTGTTATATAAGCATTATTAGCAGTACTTGATGCAAATGTATATGAAGCATTAGCTCCAGCCCATGCAGAGTTTGCAGTATTGTATGCATTATTAGCAGTACTTGATGCAAATGTATATGAAGCATTAGCTCCAGCCCAAGCAGAGTTCGCAGTACTATATGCCGCATTAGCTTTTTGATGAGACGCATTAGCTCCTGCCCAAGCAGAGTTCGCAGTATTATAAGCATTATTAGCAGTACTTGATGCAAATGTATACGAAGCGTTAGCTTGTGAATATGCAGTATTTGCTCGATCAAAGGCGGTGTTGCTCAATCCAGAATAATAACTCCCATGATTATTATCTAGATAATCTACATTTAAATTTGAAACTAGTGTTGTCGATGATACTACAAATGGTGCAATTCCATTAATAGCCGAAGTTATGAACGTGTTACCATAAATGGTGTTGGCTTGGAAACTTGCTATTCTGAATGTATTATTACTTGTATCAATATATACTGATTCGTCCGGTTCTGGTGCATAATTGTCGAATACTTTCCATATACCATCGGTAGCGTCTCTGAAAAATCCAGTATGATGATATATTCCATCATTATAACCAGCAGTAATACCAATATCCGGATTAGCTGTATTTGCTCCTCTATTAAGATAAATCATATTATCTGTAATAGATAAGTTATTCGCCTGTATCGAAAATACATTACCAGAGACAGACAAAGTTCCATCTATTTGTACATTTCCGGTAACAGATAAACTACCTGATATTATTCCTCCGGAAGAATTTAATTTGGAATTTGCAGTTGCCCAAGCATTATTTGCTGTATTATATGCGTTATTTGCAGTACTTGATGCGAAGGTATACGAATTATTGGCTCCAGCCCATGCATTATTAGCTGTTATATAAGCATTATTAGCAGTTGACGATGCGAATGTATACGAAGCATTAGCAGTTGCCCATGCAGAGTTTGCAGTACTATATGCTGCATTAGCTTTTTGATGAGACGCATTTGCCGCAAACCAAGCATTATTAGCTGTTATATAGGCATTGTTCGCTGTGCTTGATGCGAATGTATACGAAGCATTAGCACCAGCCCATGCATTATTTGCTGTATTATATGCATTATTTGCTGTATTATATGCGTTATTTGCTGTAGATGATGCAAAGGTATACGAAGCATTGGCTCCAGCCCATGCAGAGTTCGCAGTACTATATGCCGCATTAGCTTTTTGATGAGACACATTAGCACCTGCCCAAGCATTATTTGCTGTTATATAAGCATTATTTGCTGTAGATGATGCAAAGGTATACGAAGCATTGGCTCCAGCCCATGCATTATTAGCAGTTGCATATGCAGCATTTGCTTTTTGGTGTGCTGGAGCAATTTGCGGTGCAACATTATTAGCAGCATCATAAGCAGCTTGTGCAATGGAAATTCCAACATTAGCATCAGCCCATGCGGAGTTTGCAGTATTATATGCATCATTAGCTATAGATGATGTATAGCTATATATTAAATTAGCATAATTTTTTGCGATAGCTAATGTTATAACATCGTTGGCCTGTAGCCAATTATTTGCAGAATCTGTATAAAATTTTGCCGATGCTAGTGTTGAACTGTCGTTAGCATATGCCGCTATTAATGTATTATAGTCATTAGCTTTTGCCGATGCTAATGTTATAGAATCATTAGAATTTGCATAATCTTTAGCAGCAATTAATGTTATACCATCGTTTGCTTGGAGCCATGTATTGGCGGTATTCGAAGCATTCCATGCATTGTTTGCAGTTATGTATGCATTATTAGCTGTAGAAGATGCGAAAATATATGAATCGTTAGCTTGTGAATATGCTGTATTAGCTCGGTCATATGCACTATTGGCTAATTTACTAGTTTCGGTATAAACCGAATTTGCCTTATTGTATGCAGAATTTGCCTGATTCCATGCATTATTAGCTGTATTATATGCATTGTTAGCTGTAGAAGATGCATAAATATACGCGGTATTAGCTCTATCATAAATGACATCCGATACGTTTTTGTTTACTGCATCCGAACCATTTATTGGATTTGCTACATTAGTTATGGTCTGATTATTATTATCCAAACCATGTTTGGCGATAAATCTTTTTGTAGACACGATTCCCTATCCTCGTGAAATTAGTATATAACTATTTATGAAATAATTATATTGGGGAATTTATAAATTATTTGGTTACAATATTATCTAGCAATCTCGGTAATTCTCATCCAAACTGAAGTAGAAGTCCAATCGTACTCCCAATAATCATCGGCAGATTCTCTACGAGCCGAAATTGCTATTGTCTTGGCATTGGTATCGCTGTTTGTATATCTACCAGTTAATGGAAATAATGTTCCTGTGCGAAATCCATTTACAGTATTATGAAAATTATATACTATTTCAGTGCCGTTTCCTTCTCCATTCCCGTTTCTACTATAAGAACTAGTAGCATTTACTTTTATTTGTGAATAGAAACTGTCGTTGCCAGTACCTCCGGTACAAAGATATTTACTTAAATGGAACTGTACGACAAGATAACTTGAACTGCTTATTGGAGTGTAGCTGTAAGTAACAAAATCTCTATTATAACTATCTGTGCAAAACCTGTTAAGACCGCCTTGTTGTATCTGAGTTAAATCTCCATTTCCCAAAACAACCTCCTTAATAACTTGTCCTGCAGAGTATGCGCCAGGAATAATTGTACCAGTAGTGATTAAATTACCATCATTTGATAACGAAGTGATAACGTTGGTATAATCACTATTGATAATCTCTATAATGCCTGTGCTGTTTAGGCGAAATGTTTTGTTTGGATTGGTAGCACCACTGGTTGTATTAGTAACTTTTAAGAAATCTGCGTAACCTGTACCGCCAAAAGTATCTTTGGCGATAACATTTATTGCAGATCCCGTTGGTGATGTTGGAGTATAAGATACATTAAGTTGTCCCGATACTGAAACATTCGATGAAAAATTTGCACCACCAGAAGCAGTTAAAAGTGATGCTGAATTTGCAAGTGTTCTAGACTTAGACATTTAGTTATACCACTATTGAAGTTTTTAATAATTTGACAGTGTTTATATTATTAATAGGACTCATTAATAGTCTAACAGAACCGGAATTTACGTCAGTATCATAGTTCATCAATAGGCCATTAGTTGTAATTAAGCCGTATTCAGTTAAATATGAAGTAGTGCCATTATGTATTACCAATATTTCACTAACTTGATAATCTGTTGAACTTGTAACTTGTATTTGATACTTTACTGATCTATATAAATCTGTAGAAAATAAATCTAAAACTTGATTTGCAGAATTTGTGCTTGTTGTTATATTATTAGAATCTAAAGACCCGTAAAATAAATTATATGTGTTGGATAATCCAACGTCATTATACCACTTTTCAACAACTACCTGATCATTTAACCATGCCGGGACAGATAATATTATTGAGGTTCCATTAGTTGCTGTATAATCCGAAGAACTTAATAATACTCCATTTACAAATACTTTAATTTTTCCAATGCTATAACCATTTGTAATAGAGAATATTGTTTGATTATTAGAAGATGTAAATTCTTGGTATGTTAAATTGGTTGTTGTCGGTCCAGATCCGGAACTATTAAATGCTAAATTTGCTAAATTATATGCAGTATATACAGCATTTGCTGTTGCGGCTAGTGTCGATGATGGGGAGTCGATATTATCATATAATTGAACAGTTCCTCGTTGCGAAGTAGATGATTCTCTAACACCAATAGTTATTTTGTTATAAAATACATCAGTTGATATTGTTATAGAGTTACTACTATCGATAGTTAATATATCATTATTTGATGCTGCAATTAATAAACTTGAATTTACATTTAGAGTTGAAAATGTATTTCCGGAAGTCCCTGTTTTGATTTGTCGTATAACATCACTAGAATCTTTATAAAAAAGAATTCCGTCTGCGGTGTTTATAGCCAATTCTCCTGGCAATAGAGAAGATGGAATATTTCCCGATATTATAGATTTCTTTAATTGAATTGATGTGTTTGCCACTAGATGTCTCTAATTAAAAACTACCGCCATCGTTATTATCGGATACTATATTAGTCTGGATGACTTTTGTCTTTGTCGAATCAAATTTTCTTTTTTGTGCTGGAGTCATTTGCAAGTATTTTATAGTTTCTTCCAAATCTTTTAGTTTATTTTCGTATCCTGTTTTAATATTATTAATTTCTATATCTCTTTTTTGTATTTCGTTTCTTGCAGCAATTAATTCATTTCTGAAAGTTTCTATATGTGATGCTTCGTTTTTTGCAGAATCTCTTTCTGACTTCAGTCTTCCTATTTCGTCTTCTTTTTCTCTGATCGCACTATCTTTTGTTTGTACATTGTTTTCTATATTTTTATATTCTTCTATTTTATCATTCAGATGAGTAATTGTATTTTGTAGAGATTCAAAATCTTCTGCAGAAACTTTTGCTTGTGCTTGAAATACAATATTTTTACCCAATGCTTCGTGAAGAGTAGAGGTTAATATTTCAACATAGTGATTGAAAAATCTTTCATTATTCATTATATACTCCTAAATATAAAAAAGCGTAGAGAATAAGATCCTCTACGCTTGTATTTATAACATTTAAATTATATTAGAAATTTCCGCCGTCAAGACCACCGAAATGGACCCCAGCAGTTGTAGCATATTGCAAAACATATCCATCGGATGGAGTATTAGTAGAAGACATTAAATTCCCGCTACCAGAATAATAGGTAACAGAATTAGTGTTCGCTGTGGTAAATCCTAAACCACCACCTCTTAAATCTAATGTTCCAAAAGTTGGAGCAGAAGATCCTCCAGAAATTACTGCTTGTCCAGAAGTTCCTGGGGTATTGAATAGATAAGAAGTTCCATTACCATAAGCGATAGCACCAGCAGTTGGAGTTGCTATGGAATTAGTACCGCCATTTAGAATCCCTAGAACTCCATCAATATGAGTAGTTAATCCAACTTTTCCATAAGAAGGAGTTGTACCAGAAATTAAGACATTTCCTTGGGATACTGCGGCTAGTCTTGTTAGTGAGTTGGTATTGTTAGCATATAAAATATCACCAGTAGCAACTTGACGCAATCCAGTTCCACCATCGGTTACACTAATTGCGGCTGTGAGATTTGAAACTCTCCCTTGTTCTATATTGGATACTAATGTTGCAGTTGTAAATCCATTTGAAGATGGACTTATTTCGTTATTTGCCGAAAGTTCGTCGGTAACTCCGGTAAACAGATAATATGTATTTGATTGTGGTACTCTAAATAAACCAGTATGTAACTCGTTAGTACCGTCAAAATAATTACCAGCAAAACCGATAGCAACAATATCAGAATAGTAATTATTAGCAGCCAAATAAATTAATGGATCTGTAACTGAATAATGTTCTATATCGATATAAGATGTATTACCCGTAAATGAAGTATTACCAGAAACATTAAGATTACCAATTATGGTAAAATTACCAGTTTTTGATTGATCTCCTGTTGTACGAAGTACAGTTGCATCAACCGCAAATGAAGCAGTATTGTCGGTCACTACCGATGTAATGCCATCTCCACCGACAAAAGTTAAAGTGTCGTTTAATAGAGAAACGCTATCCGAACCAGAATCTCCAGCAATACTTAATGCTGTGGATACTGCAACATTCGATGCTGCAGTAACTAGACCTTTGGAGTTTACAGTAAATACCGGAATGTTTGTAACACCACCCCATGTTCCTATATTAGAATTTACATCCTTTAATGTTACTGTAGTATTGGCGTTAGCAGAACCGTCTATAGTAGATTGTCCAGAAACATCTCCGTCTAAACCAAATGTTCTTGAAGTTTGCCATTTGGAAGCAGTATTTGCATTTCCATATAAGTCTGCAGTTACTGCAGAGGCAGAAAAATCGCCAGAAGAATTGCGTTTTACTAATGTTCCAGATATATTTGATGCTGTAGCAGCATCTATAATCTGATTATATGTGTTGCCGCCGATAGCAACAGCATTTCCTAGAATATCTCCTAGAAAAAGTTTACCAGATTGAAATGAATAGGCTAATTCGCCATATTGCAAGGATGTTGGTAACGCGGTACTCTGCGAACGTTTTATTTGAATAATTGTATTTGCCATATTAGAATGTTCCTGCGTCTATATTATCTAAATCTATTTGGTCAGAGGATATTTTTTTGGATTCGTATTTTTCGGAAACAGCATTATAAATCAAAACATCTTCGTCTTGTGGGCTTAATGCCGAAACATCTTCAAGATTTTTTAATCTTTTGGTCCCAAAACCAATAGATTTAACTTTGTAATCTTGTTGTGTATCTACTTTTACATTGATATTAGAATCATAAGATATATTTCTAATTCTAGCAGAACTAATATCATTAATTTTTACTGATACTGCTCTTAAAGACATTTTTAATCCCCGGTTAGTATATATCTTATTTATGTAATTTTAAATTTTAGTTGCACTAGGTTCAACAAAAAGAATTCCTTCTAAAACTTTTGACCTTGCATTTGTTACAGTATCCGTTAGAAATATATCATAAACATATTTACCAGATGTTAACCTTTGAGTTGTATTGGCTGACAAATATAATCCTATGGTTCCATCAGTATCATCAATAGAAGTGATAAAAGATGCTGAAGTATTTGAAGACCAATATGATTTTTTTATGTCGCTTTTTGCTGTATAATTTGATAAATCATATGCAGATCCGTTGATTTGGTCTAGAGAAACATTTGCTGAAAATGTTTCTCCCTGTTCTAAGAAAAGTTCCAAGTATCCTGCCGACATTTTAATTTCCTATTTTAGATTTTAATTCGTCTATTTGTTTTTGTTGATCTTTAATTGCTTCGATTAAATATCCAACCAAGTTTCCATAAGCAACGGATAATGTTCCTGTAGCATCTTCTAGTACTACTTCTGGAACGATTTTTTGGATTTCTTGTGCAATTACACCAGTTCCTGCTTCTTTGGTATCTTTCTTGACGAAATTTACACCCCTCATTTGTTTTACGGAATCTAATGCATTTGGAATAGTCTCAATATTTTCTTTTAGATTTTCATCAGAATATGCTGTTACGTTTCCTGTTGCAGTAACATTTCCAGAATTATCACATTGGAATGCCCAAGCAGAAGCACTAGTTAAAAATCCTATTATATTAGAATTTGTGTGAAGATATCTAGTAACATTATCTGTGTCTACCATATTAATGGTTGGAGATGTGCTACTAATATTCAATGCACCAAATGTTGGGGTAGCTGTTGTTGTTATATTCTGTGGAAGAGAAAGTGTAACTGCTCCAGTGGAAGCAGAGGCAGTTATTTGACTAGCAGTTCCAGTTATTGAAGTAACCCCAGTATTTGTTATTGTAGGATTTCCAGCAACACCATCACCATTAGTAACACTAATTCCTGTTGATGCGGCAATACTTCTTGCCGCAATGGTGTCAGCAGCAGTTCTAGTAACCAATCCATTTGATGCTAGATTATGGAATGCTAGTGCTTGTCCAGTTAATCCAATAGTCCATGATCTATCAGCAGCTAAGTTTTGTGCAGATCCTCCAGTAATTCCTGTACCATTTGTTATTGTTAATGATCTAGATGTATAAACACCATTAGTAACCGCACCAGCAGTTAAACTAGATGCAGTTCCTGATAAACCAGTACCAGCACCATAGAATGTTGTGGCATATAAATTACCATCGTAATTTAATCTAGTAGTATTTGTTGGTGCAGTCGAACCGCCGTCAAATTGACCTATTGTTTTTGTAGTTCCATTATATTCAACAAAAGAAGCTGATGTTGAACCCGCACTTACACCCCTATCTCCGGGAATTGTTCCGGAAGATAAATTTGTTGCATTTAGGTTTGTTAGTCCGGAACCATCTGCAGTTAGAACTCCAGTACCAGAAAGAGTCATTACTGCCGTGGTATTAGCATACCATTTAAATGCATTTGATGATAGAGGAACAGAATTCCATAAAGTACTATTTTCAATTCCTATAGCATAATCTACTGCCGAAGCTGAAACCGATGGATATAATACTAATTTAGTTCCTGTACTTCTTGTTGTAGTAGAAGGAGGATTTACTCCATTTGTATTCCAGTCTATTCTGTTTCCTGTAGAAGAATTTAAACTAATATTTCCGCCACCAGTAGTAGCATCCCAAACATCGGTAGAAACTATTTGACCCGAAGTGGTAACACTTGTCAATGTTCCAACAGAAGTTAAAGATGAAGTAGTAACACTAGAACCCAGTACAGATGTGGATAATACTGATGTTCCCCCAATTCTATATGACGATCCGGAAGGAGATAAATTGAAATCCACGGAACTTGTCCATGAATTGCTGGATGAAATCCAATTTAGTAGTTTGTCTCCGAAAACCCCGGCTTTTAGTCTAATTCCTCCACCATCTGCAGTGGTGTTTGTGGGGGAATCTACAGATCCCAATTCTATTTCTTTATCATCTACGGATAATGTTGTGGAATTTATTGTTGTTGTGGTTCCATTTATAGAGAGATCTCCTGTTATAATAACATTTCCGGAAATCGTTCCCCCAGTCTTATCATATTTGTTTGATATCAAATAAGAATTTGCTGCGTCTGTATATGCTCTAGCCGATGCTAATGTTATAGCATCATTGGCATAAGAAGCTACTAATGTAGAGTGGTCATTTGCTCTGGCCGATGCTAGTGTTACCGAGTCATTAGCATAAGAAGCTACTAATGTAGAGTGGTCATTTGCTCTAGCCGATGCTAATGTTACCGAGTCATTAGCATAAGAAGCTACCAATGTAGAGTAGTCGTTTGCTTTAGCCGATGCTAATGTTACCGAGTCATTAGCATAAGAAGCTACTAATGTAGAGTGGTCATTTGCTCTAGCCGATGCTAGTGTTACCGAGTCATTAGCATAAGAAGCTACCAATGTAGAGT